TTAATTCGTATAAACTTTTACTATATGAATAAATATCATCAGCAATAATATTATACAGATTATTAATTAAAGCAATCTGTATAATAGATGAGCCTGCTATATAATCATCAATTATTTTTAAATCTTGTGATTGTTTTTCAGGTGTTATTTTTTTGCCGTGTTTAATATCATCAATACAAGCTAATAAAATAGCGAGAATATATAAATTTATATCTCTTTGACTATTTATTACTTTCATAATTAACTTATCAATAGCATTTTCAGATAACATTATTTATCACCTATGATGTTAGATAGATTTTCTTCCATTGACTGTTTATTTTCCTGTGATATATTATTAAGAGCTTCTCTTGCTTGCCTTTCAGTTTCGCCAAAATACCACATACGGGTTTCAAGTTTACTTGCAAGTCCGTTCTGCATAAGTGTAATTCTTTTACCTAATTCAGTTTCAACATCAACAAGAATACTATCATCCCATTCAAATGAAATATCATATTCGCCAGGAGCAGTAACCTCATATAGAGTACAGTAAATATCCATTACATATACAAGGTCTTTTAATGCGTCCTCTAACGCTTTTTGAATTTCAGCATTAGCTGAATAACTACGCTGTTTAAGGATTTTTAATTCTGTTGCTGTTCTTGCCTCTGCGGCTACATCTGATAATGTACCTCTTGATAATGCACATACATCTTCAATTCTCATAAGAATATTATTTAATCCATTGATAAGTGAAGCATCTCTATATGGAGGATTAAATACTTGATATGTTTCGGAATTACCTAAATCGACTTTACGCATAAGTCTTGCCTGTAACATATTAGGTATTTCATATGTATTTTTTTCTTCATCTTCAACTGTATTAAGGGCATCTCTATCAATATCAATAGCTAATTCACCGCCCTGAAATTCCCACAACATTCTCGAATACTGTAAATCAGCCTCTTTTATAAGTTTTACAGCTCTGCTGTAGCCACTAACACCTAAAGGACTGTGTGCTTCAATTGTATTTGCTTCGGGCATTTTAAAATAGGCAAATAACAGTCGGTCAACATTTCCAATCTGTGTTACAGGCTGTAAATCTGCCCATTCAGGTACTTCTGTAAGGTTAATCTGTTCACCTAAATCAGAATCAAAATCTGTTGTAGATGGCTGTGTACGGTTTTCTTTCTTAAATGCGAGATTAGTTACAGTTACCATATTATTCTGTAATTTATGGTATTCCAATCTTGTATATACTGTGCTTTTATCCGTTTTTACCTGTACAAATGCCGCCTCTGTAATTTTACCGCTACCGTCAAAAGCAATAGGGAAAAAGTTATCAGCGTGTATATAATCAAATTCGATATCAACATCCTTTCGGATATTATTTTCAGTATTATTATTTTCTTCATCAGTAGCAATATCAGAAATAACAATATAAGGTTTAATAACTAAGCCGCCTTTAGCAATACCATATTCAAGTTGATTTCTAATTTTATTTTTAACTTTAGTGTACTGAGTATTTAGATATTCAGCTCTTGCCGTATCGCCTAATATAACTTCTTTTGTGATAAGTTCAGGCTCATTTGAAATCTGTAAATTACCATCCTCGTCAACGGTAGGCGGTTCATAATTAGGATTTGCCTCCGTCACTGATTCTGTTGGTGTTGTGATTTCAGATTTCATTTCAATTGTCGCCATTCTTGCTTTTTCACTTGCAATAAATGCAGGAAGTCCTAAAGATGTTACTTTTACAGGGTCGGCAAAAGTAGGCTCTTGTAGCCACGGTGAATTATCTTCATACATAAGTGACCACAATTCAATAGCGTTTGCCATTTTACTTGAAATTATAGGTTCAATATGTAGTGTTTTTTGGATAGTATTAACACCTATCATTTTTCTTAACAACTCCTTTAATTTGCTCCAAATTGAAGAGAACATTATTTACCTCTCCTTTTATAGTATTTTTCCATAGCATATCTAACCGCATCTATAGAATGGTTATCTTCATCAGGATATGCTGAAATAAAATTACCGTCTTTATCCTGTTCATATTCATAATTGATAAACTCATCATAAGTATACGGGCATTGTCTGCGGTCAATATAGATATGATTTAAACCTTGTAGCCATTTAATGCCATATCTGACACTATCAGGACCTTTTTCAGCTCCTCGAATAAAAGCCCCATAGGCTCTAAAGTCTGCAACTGATTTTTCTTCCGCACTATCTGCCGTAACTAACTGTTGTTTATCAATTAGTTTTTTATCTTCATAAAGTATATCAAATACTTCTTTATTTCTTGTTTTTACTGTATTATATTCTTTAAATATATATAAATCTAAATGTTTTCTATCGAAATGACATTTTACAAATCTAAATGGGTCACGGGCAAAACCCCAGTCAATTCCACAATAGATATGGTCAAAGGTTTCATATAAGGGTTTTGTGATTACTCTATCACCTGTATGTATTTCTATAAGTTTATACATATCTAAATCAGAAGCGTTCTTAAATACATCTCCGCCTGTGCCTGTAGCGATACCTAAATATTCGTGATTATAAGCGGTTTCGTTAATAGATTTTAATTCCTCTGCCTCTTCAATAAACTGTTCTCCAAGCCATTCAACAGGAACATCAAGATATGTATTTCTAACAACTAATGTATTTCGTTTTACTCTGCCGTCTGTTTCTGCACGGTCTGCATACTCATTTGCCCAGTTATTACGGCTGATAGGAGGATTGAATGTACGAAAATCCCAAAACATATTACCGCCACGCATTGTGGACTGTAAAACCTTTCTGAGTGTTGCCTCTCCTGCGTACTGGTCAAGTTCCTCCCACCAAGTAATAGCTATATATCCAAATGGTAATTTAATAGATTTAACCTTGTTAGGGTCATCCATACCCATAAAAATAATCTGTTGTCCTGTAGGTTTAAATATAATAGGATTTGAGTATGACTTCGGTATTATAAAATAATCCTGTAAATTTAATGTATATATAGCCCATTCAATCTGTGACCTTGTAGATTTTTGAATTGTATTACCTACTTGTCTGAATACTACTGCGTGTGCGTTATTGAAGTTTATAATTAGCAATATAATCATAAGACCTACAAAAGATGATTTTGTGCTACCTCGTCCGCCTGCGAATGTATAGTGCGTATGCTTATGTTGAAATATATCCTTATATACAGATTTAAACCTTGATATAGCTATATCAGCTACATTTATGTTCAAGTTCAAGCATTTATCCTCCTTTTAGGATTGCCCGACTGCATTTTAACAATCGGGCAATATAAAATATCAGTATTTAAGATATTTACTATCTATAAATATAATACTGTTATTTTTGGTGTATCATCCAAGTGCCTTTTTAGCATTGGCGATTTTTTTGTCTTTAGCCCAGTTGCAATTATTAATAAGATGATAAATCACATTGACTGTCGCTTCATTAACGATACCATTAGCTGTAATATTACCTGCTCTCTGTGCCTCTTTGACCGCTTTCAGAGTGCCATCTCCAAAGCCGTTTGAGTTGTCAACTTTGGTCTTAATGATTTTCATGTTGTACAAAGTAATCAGCTGCTTTTTAAAAGCAAGCGTTGCAAGATTTTGCGAGCCGTATTTAATCATTTCTTCTTTCACTCCTGAATTTGATTTTTTAATGATATTTTTATCGATGATGACATCGGTATCAACATTACCGCTGATACCGCTGATTCTGCCATTATCGGCATTTTGCCAGATATCACAGTTTTTACTCGGGGATGATGACCATTGTGCAAGCCAAATACTGTACTTACTTCTGAGCTTTTCATAATCAAGGTGATTATTGAGCCAGTTAAGATTAGCATATACACCCGCACGGTAACCCCCTGATTTGATAGCATCACAAAAAGCAATTGCAATGTTTGTCAGAGCCGACATACCGAGCCTTGTCTGACCGCTCTCCTCGAGGTCATAATATACAGGCAATTCAAGTGTTTTATCCTTAATGCACGCAAGGCATACCTTAGCCTCCTGCTTTGCCTCTGCAACAGAGTATGCGTAAGAGTACCAATATACACCGACTGCAAGACCTGCTTTCTTAGCGTTTCTGTAATGCGTTTCAAATTCAGAGTCTTTCTGATAGGTTTCTTTACCAAATCCTGCACGGATAATCACGGCATCAATACCGCTGTTTTTGACTTTGTTATAGTCAACTCCTGTTTGACAGTAACTAACATCAATAGCAGTAACTTTCATTGTTATTCCTCGCTTTCTGCGTATAATTTTTTCAAGTCGATATTTTCCATAACTGCCCTTGCTTCAAGTACGGCTCTGTAATCGCTCATTGCTTTAATTTGCAAGTCATATGTACTGCGTGGGCAAGTCGGAATAAAATTCAGATTCCCTTTGTCCCAGTTATCAAGCATTTTCTTTAAGCCGTCATGGCGGATTGATAACTGCTGATATTCAGCTATAAATCTTTCTTTGTAGTCCTCACTCACCATACCGTTAATTGTTTCAGATAAGGTCATAATAACTATTCCTCTACTTTCTCGTAAGTTTTACTAAAAATATCGGGTTTACAAGGATATTGTTCCCCTCTTAAACCTGTAATAATGTAATCTCCAACACTTGCGTGCATATCACCTTCAAGTGTCGGAATAATCAGTTCTTTGTCAGTCTGATATGCCTCAATAATAACAGGTCTTTTACGGTATTTTGCCATAATAAAATCACTTGCCTTTCTTGCTTTTATTATACTGACTTGTTGAGATTCCGAGAAGTACACCTAAAAATGTACTGATAGCTGTAATAGTACCAATTACCTGTTCAGCATACGGAAATCCCCAAATGCCTGATAATGTGAAATAAAGTGTGCCGATTGCAGGAAGTGCAATCATTGTTACCCATTTCAATACTGTATATAATTTATCGTTGATTTTCATAATTTATTCACCTCTTTTCATTCTATAATAGGTTCTTCAACGGTTGGATTATCACCCCATACAGCCATAACAGCGTTATAGTATTCATCAGAGAGAACCGTTTTAAGTTGTTCTCTGCCTGATTTGCTGTTCATGTATGCGTTGCGGATGTTTCCGCCCACCTGCATTTCTTCACCGTTAAAGGTCAAAAACTGCTGTCTGAGTACCGACACGCTGTCCTTTGTGAGCATATCGAGTGTGATTTTTTCTTTAAGTTCCATAATTTTTACCTCCGTTATTTTTATATTTTGTAAATCAAAGAAAAGTTTACCTGCTCATCAGCGACGAAATTATAAGCCTGTTTATTGAGCGGAGTAAACTGCAACCAAGCCAATTTATTTACACTTCCTCTGAACATTCCGCCGTTTTTGCTTATGCCGATATCATGAACAATCACATCCGATTTGTTTGAGAAAGGCATATTGAGCAAAATTCTTGTAGATGTTCCGCCTAAAGATGTTGCGTTCATAATGACGGCGACATTTACAATAACGATATCGCCAATTTTTTCATAAAGGCAAGTTGCAGATTTTATTTTATCAATCTGAGTAGAGTACGGAGTAAGAGTAGCTGTACCAAGTTCGATATTTGACGAATCGTATTTCAAACTAATAGCTGACAATAGACTATTCCTAATGCCGTTAATTGTATCATTTGTATAATAATTATTTTCAAGATTTATATTAATATTTGTAATATCGGTAGATAATTGAGATATATTACCGTTAATAGTAGTTATATCTGTAGTATCAGCTTTATTTTTTAATAAGTCATCTATTTCGTTATAATCATAAAAATAACTATATAAATACTTTAATGATGGATATTTTAATGTATTTATATCATCATTAGTTGATTTTGTAATTGCTTTATTTATATTATCCTCTTTATCAGCTATAGTAATAAAAGTATTATCATTAGCAGTAATAACCTTCATAGGGTCTTTAGTGCCTGATTTAAAATATAACGCTGTGCCGTCTGTACTGCTTGTATCGCCACTTATAACACTCGCAAATTCATTTGGTAATAAATTATTTTTATCTGCTGTATATTGCTCAAAAGTTCCGTACCTTTGTTGCATACGCTTCTTATCAATTGCCATTTTCGTCATCTCCTAATCCATCGCTAAATTGACCGCCGCTTATAATTGTAGCGGCTGTATATGATTTTATTTTTTGTAACTCGTCTATAATCTGCTCATATACAGTTGGTGTCGGGTCTGAGGGTGTCTGTCCTTCAGTATATCCTGATTCTGCAACTTTAAAACTTGCAGTAACGGCTGTATGTAAATTATCACAAAATGCTGATACTTTAATTACTGCATTAGGTTTCAGCAATTCCCACGGCACTAAACAATTATTATCAGAATCTAATAACACAGTATATGTACCTATGTTATCAGCTTTAAATATAGCAGTTATAGTATTATTCCAATCAGCCGATAATAAGTTAAAATGAGCCTGCAAGTAGTTTTTGCTGTCGCTTGCAATAATCTCAGCTTTATTTACAAGTGTTATGTTTTGATGTCTTAAATTAAATTTAAGTGTCAGCATTTACATTATCCTCGCCTGTATTATCATTTTTATCATTTTCATCCCATACAATATTTACATTTAAAGAATTATCTGCAAATATCTGTTTTGCCTGTTTTGTTTTGATTTCAGGGTCAATAATCCTTTTCGCAAGTTCCTGAGCCGCCCTTGTACGCTCTGCAAGAGGTGCATCAAGCTGAAACTGGTCTTTTACATTGCCTCGCATAACTTCTGAAAAATAAGATAATATTTCTGTTGCATTTGCTATTGTTTTTTCTCTCATTAGATTTATCCTGTAATTTATTTCTTCGTCTATATAAGGTTTATTTAAGAGTTCGTTTGCATATGTTTTTGGGGCTTTATTTTTATAGCCTGCCTTTTCAACTGCACTTACAAGCGGTTCACCTTCAAGATATAAAGTTATGAATTTTTCTTCTCTCAATGTGAGTGGATGACCTGTATAAGTGGTAACTCCTTTACGCTTCTTGTAGCTGTCACGCTTTGAGCCTTTGAGCATTTGTAGAATCTCCTTTCAATTAAAATTATACATTTTGTATATTTATATTATACTATATGTTTTAAAATAATACAAGTGTTTTGTACATAAAAAAAACACCCACTACAAAATAAATTGCAGTAGGTGTAAAAGGTGGGCTTATTTATACAGGTATATTATAATCAGATATAGTTTCTAATAATATACAATAACATACACTATTCTTATTATATAGGTCGGTATTTTGCATAGAGGTATAATTCTTTAATTTTTTGCATTCTAAAAACTGTTTAAATGTATCTTTATTAAAGTATCGGACATTTCCGCATTTCATTTTTACGCTGGCTTTTATTTCTTTATATAATAAATCAAATTCAAATCCTTTTAACATAATTATATCACCTCAAATTTATTATTGGCATAATCTCTAAATCTAAATCAACTCTAAATCTACAAATATACAATATTTTTTGTTATTTTCCATATATGCTTTAAGGTCCGATTCTGTGCCGCCGCCTTGTTTAAAAGCCCTCTTTATCCGTTCAGCAGTCCAAAATATTCCGTCCCTCTGCTTGATAGCTTCCGCTATATTGTTATTATAAACTTCTTTTAAATAAGATTTACCAATTTCAAAAATCATTTTAATTTCTCCTCTGCCCGTCAAGCCGTTAGCTCAACTTTTAATTATATGCCGTTTCAAATCCTCTCAATATTACAATCTTGATAACCTAAACCTGTTAATGCGAGTGCAAACTGCTCGGCAGCAATTAGAATATCAATATCTTTTGGTTGCAACGGCAAAGAATCCGTCACAACCGTAAATTTTCGTAGCGACAAAATATCTTATGTCGTCCATTGCATGATCGTTTTCCTTAACAGGTGCGTCACTGCGCCCCGAGCCGTCCCAACGGTAAAGCGAAAATTCTCTTCTTGCGGCTCTGCAATTTTTGCAGATTCTGATTTTTCTGTCCTTCAAGGCCTGCGAAGTCTGTCTTATGCCGTTGATAACATTGTTTTCAGCCGACACAACCGTGTATTTTCCGTGTCTCCTTATAACCTCAATAAAGCTTGCGGCAGACGGATCGACAATCACACATTCGATTTTTCGCCCGTCAATCAGCTTTTCAAGTCCGTCATAATGCTCCTCGTCGGTCTTTTGAAAGCCCTGCGTGCGAGAATTGAAGTAGTATTCGTCAACCCTGTACCACACACCGTTTTTTCTGCCCCACAAACCGAATGATGCGGGATTTACAGTACCGTAATCGCACGATACCGCCCAGCTTTCAATATCTGACGGAATATCGCAGTACATCCTTTCATTGTCCATAAACGGATAAACCGCTTCGTCAATTTCATAGTATTTCATTTTAATTCCACCTTTTAAAATTTTTTGAGATTTGTTTTATCTCTTTTCTTTAAATTTTTTTAGAAAATCAAAACAAATTTACAAAAGGCAAATAGTGCATTATAAACTATAACACCTACTGATATAACTTTTAAAATCAGTACTGCCAACTGAATATTGTTCATTTTCTTATTTTTACGGCGATTCATTCTGATTCCCTCCTGCTATTTATAAGGTGAGACGGTAATATGTGGTGTGTATGTTTTTAGATACATACAAATTAATATATTAATATACAATCAACGCACAAATTAATATACAATTATATAATCAATATATAAATTATTAAACATTTACAATCTATAACGCTACAATTATTATAAATATAACTAATTTAATTCAATAATATTTTAACATCCTTACTTATTCAGGTATAACTTTTATAATTCTTTTTCCTGTTTCTTTTTTCGCCTCTAAAGCCGTTTCAAACCAACTATTTTTTATAACTTTGCGGATTTCTTCCGTACCGTCATCATAAACTAACTTAATTTTTGTATCCATAATATTTTAACACCTCTTGTAATAATTCCGCCTTATGTTTTCTCCTTTACGTACTGTAAATTAGTTTATCCGATGCCTTGATAAATTCCGCCACGACTTCTCCGCCAATAAGATAATTTCCGCTTTTATTGTAAATATATTCTCTGAATGCTTCCGTGCAAGCATTCACCCTCTGCCACCGATTTTCATTTTCCAAAAGCCATTTGATAATAGCTATTTTTAATTCCTTTGGCATTTTATTTTTAGATTCTATTTTCATACTGTTTCCACCTTTTAAATTTTTTTAAATATTTTTAATAATTCGCTCTCCTGTGTCTAAGTTGATTCCGTGCAGAAAAGCTATACGATTAACCTCCATCCATTGAGCGACTAATTCTTCATATGCAATTCTAGGCTTTAATTTTCGAGGGGCTGATTTGTGCAGTTTGAGAGCTTTCAAACTCTCTTGTTTTAGTCGAGCTTGTTCATCTTGTAGGATTTTAAGTGTTTCATTATCCACCTATTCCGCCTCCTTATGTAGTACTTGACCCGCAAGCGATAATTTCAATGCCTCTTACATCGGAAAATGTTACATTTGGATTCTTCGTGCCGAGGGTATATTCATCACTTTCATCATCCTTGAATATTACTTCTGCAAGACCAATGCACCCATTAAATTCATTGTAAGTGGCGACCACCTCATATATTCCGCTTCCGTCTTCAAGCCACGCTCCTTTTTTAAGATTCTCGAAGTCATTAAATGTTCTGATTGTCATAATTTTTCTCCTTTTTGTTTTTTTTTAAATAATATATGCAATCTGACTGTCCGCATTACCCGACCCGAAGGCCGGTCACTCTGCGATATATGAAAATCTTATGAATGAAAAAAAAGCATATGATATTCTATAAGCGATGGCTCTATAACATCTAATATTTCATCTAAGTCCTTTTCAGAAATAATATTTGTGAATTTATTTCTTGCATAATCGTTGATATATAAACTTATTTTAAGCCTATAATCGGCTAATGGGGTATCAGATGCGGTTTCCCAATTATTAAATAAGATATCATACAGGGCTATTTTTTTTAATTCATCCTGTGTATAGTTTTCAGTTTCGATTAACTGCTTTTCAGTTACTCCGCTTTTTGGATTTGGAAAAATTGCATACATTTTCATTTTAAATTCCACCTTTTTAAAATTTTTGAGATTTGTTTTATCTCTTTTCTTTGATTATAGTATAACACATTAGTGTTATATTGTCAACACTTTTTTGAAAAAAAATTTCAGATTTTTTTTCGTATGTTATGTCAAAAGTGATTGCTTTTCCATAATTCTATCACTCCCGAAAAGTTCACGGATTTCATCAAGACTATATGTTTTTTTGCTCTTTTTCTTGTAATCAGCTCCGTGAAAGTACCACGCAGTTTTCTTTTTTGAAAATCTGAATTTAAGGGCTTTCAAAGATTCACGGCAATTATATGTATTGCCTGTTACCCATATCCAATCCCCGCAGATTTCAATTTCAATCCCTTGCAATTTAATAAGTTCATTAATAATTTTTTTAAATTCTTCTGGAGTTTCTTTCACCTTTTCAGATGTTTCACACACTTTGCCGTCTACGGTTGATTTTGCATTTTTGAGAACTGCGAAGAGTTCGTCATATTCGGCATTAATCTCTTGCATTTCTTCTGTTGTTCCACCGCAATCGGGATGATGAGATATTGCAAGTTTTTTGTACTGCTTTTTAAGTTCTTCAAGTGTTTTTGGATTGTTAAACCATTTTGTAGTTGTTTTCATAATGTTTAACTCCTTTGTTTTTCTTTGAATATAGTATAACATATTCAAAGTGTTTTGTCAACACTTTTTAAATTTTTTTAATTATTTTTTTTGCAACGAAAAGATTAAATCAACCTTCTTTTATAATGTAAATATAGTATAACATATTAAAAAGTAAAAATCAAGTTACAATTTTGTAACTTTTTACACCTCCACCTTGCATACACACCTCAGTCAACATCTTGAAAATTTATTATATAATCTATATTTTAAATGTGTAGATGTTTAAACTTTTCTATTATATAATAAATAAAAGTGAGCAGAAAAAATAATTTCTACTCACTTTATATCTATTTGTCACTACTTGTAATTAAATTAAAATTATGTTTTCTTGCCCATTTTCGAGGTGATTCACTATTTCGCCACTTAGGAGCTGATTTTACAATCTGCCCTGTATCTGCATATTTTAAGACATAATATATCTTATTATTTTGCACAACAGATGACATTGTTAAATCAATAGTTTCATCAGGTTTTGACTTCTTTTTATTTTCCTGTGATGTAGCTCTTTTAGTAGTTTTAGTGTATTTACCGCCCCGATTTACTTTTACTGCCATATTTCATTATTCTCCTGCTGTGCTACTGTACGGTTTGTAGATTATTTTACAATCAGATATTAAATTTAATTGTGTAGATAAGTCTTTTCCATACATTACTATATAAAGCGGATTTAAAGTCTGCACAATTTTTTCATATTGACTGTATAAAAGTCTATAATTTGCCCATCTGCCCTCTCCCATTGTGGAAATAGCTATCGGGCAACCTTTCTCTACTCCTGTTAAAAATAAATCTACATCAGCTTGATTTCCTATTGTTATTGTTGGAATTACTTTAATTCCATTTTCCTGCCAATACCTTCCACACCAACGATTCCTATATAAATTAAATATTTGTATAGCTTTTGGTGTATCTGCATAAGGTGAAAAATCAGGGGATAGGACATACTTATAATTTTTTAAAATCTCTAAATATCTTGTAGGAAAATTCCATACTCTTTCAAATTGGTAATCGTGTAAGAAAAAGTGTAATCCTTTAGTTTTAGTTTCTTTTGCTGTCTTTGCAAAGTTGAACCCTATCAATTTACTATTATCAATTTCAGAAATACTAATATCTTGATTCTTAATTATAGGTATGCCCATATCATTATCACTTTCAAACTGACCATAAGATAAATTCAGAATATTTTGTTCTCTTGTCCTTGTAGCCTGTTTAAAATAATAATTATCCCTGCTCTTCATCTTCTATATCTTCCTCTGAAAAATAAGGTATTGTAGCTCTTATACCATTCCATTTTTCATTATCCTGCGGTAACGGATTTCCTATTAGTGTGTACCACATATCTCTCATAAATAAACATATTTGTATTTGACTGCAAGATGAGAATAATTCAACAGATTTATTTTTCTGCTTTTCTATATCCCATACTTGCTGTTTAATATGATATTTCTGAATTACTCTGTCTTGGTCATCTGAATAAAATTGTGAAGAACAAAATAATACTTTTTGACCTTTACTGTTAATTGCTTTCTGCAATTTTTTGATTGTGGCAATAGTACCGTTTGTTTTTGACATAGAAAATCACTACTTTCGTTTACCTTTTCTTGCAGGCTTTTTTCTTTTACCTCTTCGGGATATTGTTTTAGTTTTAGTTACCGTCTGACGAGCTGACATTATTATCACCTCCAACATAATTATTGTTACCGTTATCATCATCATCTTGTGTTACGGTTTCCGTAACAGTTTCTTCAACGGGTAAGGATAAATAAATTATAAATCCACCTATTGTAGCGAACCACAAAGATAACACAACGATAAAAGCAATAAACCACCGTTTACTTGTTGACTTTAGTTCTCTGATTAACTCAGTCGCAAGACTTGTGTTTTCTTTCTCCATTGTTACTCCTTTCGGTATTGAATAAAGGGTTAATTATTTTAGTATGTGCTTTCTTAAAACACACAACACCATATCCTCTTTTGCGGTTTTCTGCATTTTTCAACTTTCTACCACATCTCAGACAAAAATCATACTCCTTATCCATAACACTCTTTCACCTACTTTATTATACTATAATTTTAATAAAATTACAACTACTATTTTTAAAAAATTTGTGCTAATACATATTCAACGGCGATAGGTTCATCTATCTGACCGCTTTTAATACCGCTTTCTACTTTCTGTACAGTACGCAAAATATGAATTAACTGCTTATCTGTATAATATCCTGTTTTATCTTTAGCACATTTAATCTGCCAACCTGTTAAGCCTGTAGATTTTGAAATATCAGAACTTTCACAAGTCTGTACCTGTAAAACTGCTTTAGCATTATTATATAATACGGATAATAAAGCAAATGTATTTTCGCCTATAGCATAGGATTCAGCTAATAGAGAATAAGCTAATTTTACTTTATGTTTTAATACCGCATCAACAAAATCAAATATAGCGTCTTTAGGCGGAATATAAATTGTGCCGTCCTGTAATAATGTAAGTAAACAAGTATCAGGATTAACTACGCCTGTAGCATAAAAATTATTAAGTTTATCAATCTCTAATAATATTCTGCTGTAATCGCTTTCGCAGATACTTATTAACTTTTTACAGTAACTTTCACTTAGTCCAATTTCACGCTGAATATATTTAATCAGCATACTTTCTTTTAAAGGCTCAAATTCAATAATATCTGATTTAAAATGCTTATAAAACTTTGACCTTTTATCTACATTAGTTAAAATCAATATAATAATATTATTACCTTGAACATTTTGTACAGCTAATTTATCCCACAAACTTTCATTTTTAATTATATCTTCTTCATCTCTAAATACATAACAAAAATATTTAGCAACAAAGGACTTTTGATTAAAAAATTTATATACTGTACTTAAACTTTCACCCCTATTTACAGTTAAATTTTTAATACTGGCTAATTTATTTATATAAATATCCATAACTCCTACTTCATCGCCTGTGAATATGTAAAAGTTTTTAATTTTCTTAGATTTTATAGCAGACTTTAACTCACTTACTGTCATTTAGTTTACCTCCGCTGTTAAATCTATTATCCACATATCAAATAATGCAGATTTATTTATACCTGAAATTCTCAATGATGAAATATATTTATTTGTAATCATAACCCATTTATATTTCTTTAACTCTAAACACATCTGCATAAAGGCTTTCCAAAATATATTTAGATTATATTTAGTTTCATCATTTTCTTTTAAATCAATTTTATCTGCAATCTTAAAGGCATTAGCTAAACTCACTTCTGCAACATTATCAATTACAGTATTTACATAGTCCTTAAAATCCGCTACACCGTATTTCAATAAAAGTTTAATATCATACGGATTATTACAAGTACGCAAAATAAAATCCTTATCAACATTAGAAATAGTAGAATCTATCTGATTTGCATATTCTGATAATTCTTCATATGTATAAGTCTGTAATCTATATACTGTTCCTCTGCTTGTAATTGTAGGTAAAGTATTTACAACATCGTTAAGTGTCATAATAAAATAAGCGTTATTAGGCGGTTCTTCTGTCACTTTAAGCAATGCATTTTTAGCATTTACCGACATATTATCAGCATCAGGAATTATATATACAACAATATTAGAAATTTTATAAGCCTCAGTAATAATATCTCTAATACTACCTACTTTAATATCAGTTTCAATAACCGCTTTAGATATTTTATGAGCTATCAACCTTGCAAGTATATTTTTACCACTTCCACGCTCTCCTACAATAATAGAAAAGCGTGGAAATGTATTAGCTTCAATCTGTTTTGACATAATATCAATCAAATTTTTCTGACCAATCATATTATTCTACCTCTGACAATAAAACTGCTTCAACAAGTGTTTTAGGATTTGTTTCCCATTTAATATCTGCATTAAGTTTAACTAAGATTTTGAGCATTTTACTGTACCCCTCAAAATCATAGTCTGTAAATTCAGATAGAATAGATTTATTTTCCTCTGTTTCAGGAAGATTGATAAATTCAAAACTTTTTGTAAATTTATATTTAGAAATATCTAAACAAAAAGACAATAACTGTTTTACAAACTGCTTTAAGTCTGCACCTGAATTATAAACTTTTTCAATACGATTAATAAGTTTTTCTGTATCAGCATAAACAAAAGAATCACATACTGCAAACATTGTTTCATAATCAGCTACACCAAGAGCTTTAACAACATTATCAACAGATACAAACTCAGCATATGATACACATTTATCCAGCATTGTAATAGAATCACGCATACCGCCATCTGCTAATTTAGCAATATATTCAAGTGCTTCAATTTCATAGTCAATGCTCTCACTTTTACAAATATATTCCAATCTATCTACAATACTTGCATATGAAATTTTTGTAAAATCATACCTCTGTACTCTGCTCAAAATTGTTTTAGGTATTTTCTGAGGGTCTGTTGTGCAGAAAATAAAAATAGATTTTGCAGGCGGTTCTTCAATAAGTTTCAACATTGCCTGCCAACCTGTAGAAGAAATAGAATGGCACTCATCAACAATAAATACCTTATATTCACTATCAAGACTTTTTGATTTTGCTTGCTGAATAATATTTCTGACATCTTCAACACTATTGTTTGAAGCGGCATCCATTTCAATTGGATTACCCTGATGATTGTTAATTTCATTTGCAAAAATTCTTGCACAGGTAGTTTTACCACATCCTGCTGAGCCTGCAAACAAATAAGCGTGTTTAAATGTATTTGTTTCAATCTGATTTTTAAGTATTGTAATTGTAGAGCCCTGTTCTACAACATCATCAAATGTTATAGGTCTATAAGTTAATGCTAATGCTTTCATTTAGATTTATCCTTTCTGTTCTCAGCGTTTTCATTTACAAGATTCTCTATAGAGCCTTGTAATCGTACAATTTTAGTAGGGGAAGCTATAAATTTATTACCTTTATGACAATTTATACATTCATATTGATATTTACTATTTGCACAATACGGACACATACCACTTTTCATATATTTATACCTCATTTAACGCTTTTACTAACACTTTGAAAAGGGGTTCATCAATAATGTAATGCTGTTCTCCGTCACCAAAATCAATAACAAGAGCATTATGTTCTTTGTGCATTGCAAATGCTTCTTCTTTATTTTTATCGAACCAATCCCTTTTAATTGTAAAAGAATTACTGAGATTAGTTTTAGTTTTACATTCAAGCAACCAATCCTGTAAAACTACATCCCCCTTGCTGAACTTAGTAGCACCGCTGTTAGAAGTCTGTTTACCTTTTAATGTTTTAGCTACCTTTTTCTCTTGTTTATTACTATAGTACCTTGTGGGTTTCATTTTTACCTCCTACTCAATTGTTTCTAACATTTTAAGTGTATCAAGGATTTCTACTTCATCGTTTGTAAAAACTACATTATCTATATCCCAATCTAACATAGAAGTGTCAACACCGTCGTTTTCCAACTGATAACTAAATAATTGTTTATCAGAGTGCATACCGTGTATACCACAATCATCTTCATACTTATACATTGTAAAGTCATACACTTTGTCTTTAAAAGTAAGCTCATATTTGATTGTTTCGTTTTCATAAATTATCGCAAATTTTGCCATTATTAATCCTCCTTAAATAAAATCCATATTCCCTGCTTTATTTTGGACTATATGTTCCCAATCACCCCATTTTTCAATATACGGTGCTTTATTCTTTTTGTCAGCCAGGAACATCTTTTCTTTAATAATATAATACAACACATTTATTAAAAAGTCAATAACTCTAAAACAATTTCTTAGATTTATTTTTTGATTTCTTATTGACTTTAGGGGTTTCAGATTTTAAAACATCGGGCAACACTCTACCTGTTAATTGATATGCTTTAGTTATTACCCATTCATTCTGCAAAGGCAGAAATGCTCCTGTACTGCCGTCCCAGTTTTTAAATGCTTCTGACCATTCAACTGTTTTAGCTATCTCAGGATATTTATTCTGTAAATCAGCTAATTCTACTGCCCATTTACTCCATGTACTATCTGATATTATATTATCATTTAATTCATAATAAATATAAGAATGCACTAACATTTGTAATCGCCTTTGCAAAATCAATTCAGCTATTTTTAATTTTTCACCTTGATATATTTCATACAATTTCATTGTTTTCTCTCTCTCTTGACATACCATTCATCGTAAAAGAAATCCATATCATCAAAAGCCCACATACGAATATTTTTAATTACTCGTAAATCGTCTATGAGTGGAATATGTTCAGATGATAATATCGTATCTACTAAATAATCAAATAGAATTTTAACCAATAATCTATGCTCAGGTTTAGTCATTTCCAAATCATCTAAATCAAAAGCATTAGCTACAACTTCGCCACGTATAATAAATGAACTTGTTTTATAATACCACTTTATAAAATCACCGATTTCACTGTTAGTGATACTTTTCTTAAAACAATCAACACACATACCATTAAAAAGTCTACCATAATCAAAATCTTCAAGTGCTTCTGTTTTTCCGCAGTCATCACAAGTACCGATTTCATAAATATCAGTTTCGCCACAATGAGGACATACTCCATTTTCAATTTCAAAATAATCAAAAACTTTTTTACATTTACTGCATTTATACATTATTATCTACCTACTTTCCTGTTGAGCCAAAGCCACCGTTGCCTCTCTCTGTTTCATTCAGACTATCTTCTAATTTGAAATAAGCTGTTACATACGGAATGAACATTATCTGACTAATTTTATCTCCTTTTGCAATCTTATAATCTGTACCACTATTATTATACAGCTTAACACCTATAGAGCCTGTATAATCAGGGTCAATCAATCCTGTTGAGGTAATACCGTGTTTAACATTTAATCCGCTCTTTGATATCAGTATCCCTGCAATATCAAGCGGAATCTGAATATGTACTCCGCTGTCAATAAATACACTTCTGTGAGCAGGTACAACTACATCAATCGGCGAAAAGATATCATATCCAACATCTGTTGCGTGTGCCTTTTTAGGCATTTTTGCACCTTCATCAAGCATAATTTTCATTACTGATTTCATTTAATTTCATTCTCCTTTTCAAAATAAAATTTTATAGGCTTTTCAACTTCCTGAATTAAACCATATTTCTTAGCCAAACGATAGATAAAAGTCTTTTCAAGTCTTGATGTTAATTTTCCTAACTGCTCTCTAAAATCTTCAATAGGCTTTGTTGATTTGTAGAAATTGCACATTCGACAAGCAGGATTATAATTTTCAATGTCATTCGCACCGTTGTACCAATACACGCTCTGTATATGGTCAACCTGCATATCCTTTAATGCAAGTTGACAACCACAATAAGCACAATGACCATTATATTTTTGATATACTTTAAGCCTTGTATATTTTGATATAGATTTTCTTTTACTCATTATATTACCTCAATCTGTAACGCACAATAAAACCGCAGGACCCTCATATTTAAACACTGATTCTTCGTAAGGTTCAATAATGTTTGTTTCAACACCTTCTCTACTTGCCAACTCCTGTACAAGTTTATCTGTAGGAAAAGCCTTTAACGAAATAACAATACTTTTATCTACAGCATCTCTACAGATTTTTTCTACCCACTTAAAAGCATCATAATCATCTGTTTCAAACTGTATCTTATATTTTTTATTTGTATTATCAAGTTGTGTATTATATAAAACCATTATTTAATCCTCCTTAAAACTGATAAACTCATATATTTTACAAAATCTGCCTTTAGTTCTTTTCGTTAATTGCTCTTTAACATCACAAATACCTCTATAAGCATTTGTCCATGCAGGAACAAAATATTTACAAGTAGCACAACGAGGATGCTTTTTTCTGTATTCATTCGGCTTTTCTGATTTACTCATTATTTTTTCATATCTCCGTGTTTCTTTAAATATTCCTTTAAATACTCTTTTCTACCATTAACCCAACAACATACTACAGGATAAACAATTTCTTGCCCACCTTTTTTATCAAGTATCATTTCAGCTGTAATGTCAACTACTTCTCGTTTACCTAATGTTTCCGAGTGTTTAGTTGGGTTAAAATTAAAAGCTAATATTTTGCCGTTATAAGCACTTCTAACTCTTGCACCACCTGTTGCAAGTTTTTTACAAAAATCATTTAATATCATTTTCATCATACTCCTCTTCATCATATTCTTGTTTTGTACAGTTTACAGCGTGATATGTGCTAAATCCAAGTACATCACAAAGGTTTTCAGGAATTATATACACAGGACTTGCTATATAACACTCTATTTCATTTGTTTCATTGTTAATTAGTTTATAATAATATTTCATTAAATATCACTCCTTATCCATTTTTGCACCGCAATAAGGGCAGTAATTGTATATTGATAATACAGCTTCTTTACAATGCGGACACAGGCTGTCAAGGCAAATCACCTTTGTACTGTTGGCATCTCTTGTTACACACATCGTATGATTAGCATCATCTGAGATAATGCGTTTGACTGCTTCGGCATTTTTTCGGGAGTTAAAATATATCGTATTAAAGCTCATATCCTCGAATAGTATATCTAACGCATATTCGCCACACTTCACGAATTTTTAATTTATTATCCATTTTCTTTTCACATCATTTCAACAGTTCGTCTGCTGTGACATTGAATAAATCTGACACAGCTATTATGGTTTCGATAGTAGGCTCGTTTTTTCCAATTTCATAATTTGAGATGCTTGACCTGCTCAAATAGAGCTTTTCGCCCAATTCATCTTGCGTTAAGCCATTTTCAAGTCTTAACGCTTTTAGCTTTTCAGGGAATGCCATTATTTTTCACACTCCATTTCATCTGACCAGTCAAACCTCTGCCCACAATGATAGCAGTAATTCAATAAGCCTTTGCCTGTGAATTGCCCTCCGCAGTTAGGACATTTGTATGTAGTCACATAACGGATAACCTGTCTATCAGATTTAATAGGCTTTCTCGACTTACTTAACTCAAGTATTTTTTCAAAATTGTTGTAATCTTCTTCGGTTTCGTATCTGATTTCAACGGTCTTATACGGCTTTTTAGCAAGTTCAAATTTTCCTGTTTTTTCGTTGTGCATAATTTCCATTACTTTTCACGCTCCTTTTTTTCAGCGATAACATGCAAGCCTTTGTAGCATTCATCACATAGATGTATTTTAATTCTTCTCTTGCTTTCAACAGGAATCACAATGCCACTACTGCAATCAGTATCCATCATCCCTACATAAAATTCCTTCATTTTAACTGCGTACGGATTTGAGATAACTTTGTTACAACAATCACACTGATAGACTCTCATCGCTCTTCACCGTCCTCAACAGGCTGATTCCAACATTCAATGCAGGTTTTTCTACAATCATGCTTATCCATCAGCCCTAAGTCATACGGACAAACTGAATTAGGGATTCCATCACCATTGACTACTGCACAGGGATAATTCTTCAAGAACTCCGTAACAAATGTCTTTTGCGGATGTTCATCACTCCATTTTTGCACGATTGCAATGGCTTTTTCGGGATAAAGCATTTCAAAATCTGTGCAACATTCTCCTACACCGTTATTATCGCTACTTAAAGGGCATTTTTCACATACCACTTTGCATGTTCCTGATTTCGTTGTTTTCGACATTCTCGCTTTTTCACTAAAATAGTTCTTAGTGATATTACAATCAATCATTATTAATCTTCCTTTCCCAATCCTTTTTCATTGCCTTGCGTTTTTTCGCACAATCTTTCCAATTGCGATTTTTTCGTTTCCAACGGATGGTAAAGAACTTATAGCGTAAGCCCTTGTATTTGATTCCGTGATACATTTATTTCACCGCCTTAAAATCAATAATATTCTCATACCAATTTAAGATATGGATACGAAAGCCGATAACCGTTAATTCGTAGGTTTCACCTTCCTTTAAAGCACCGTAAACATCAGACGAATTGAATTTCCCTCTGAATAATGTATCTGTATCCTCGAAAACATAAGTCTTGCCGTTTTCATCTTCACCGTAAATAAGATATTTGCTGTCGATGTTATCTTTGGCAAACTGTGTTGTCACACGCTCTTTATCAGTGATTGTTACTGTGTATTTGTGGTCATTGGTGAAATTCATCACAGGAACAGCGATAACTGCGATAACAACTAATAAGATTGCTGTTACGATTGCTGTTAAGCAACCTAAAGAATTTTTATTTGACATTTTCTTCGTCTCCTTTTAAATTAACAACTTTTCCGTTGAGTTCATTCTTGCTTCTTTATCTCACAATACCAAACATAAGATTCTAATTCTTTTATAAGTTTTCTAATCAATTTCATACAGCCCTCTTCTCGCTTTTCTTGTGTTCTTTCTTTAGAAACTACAGAAATCACATAGCCGTTAGGCAAAGTACAATCTACATTTAACAACCCTGACATATTACAAAATTTAAGTGTAGATTTTTCCAACATATTTTCAACATACTTATCAGTAACTTTAAAATTACTCATTATAAATCTCCTTTTAAATTAATTTCCATTCTTCGTATTCTATAATAGCTGATTTAATTATCCAACCAGTCCATTTATTACCCTCCTCATCTTCTAATTTCATTTTAATCATTCCTCTTGTTTCTTGTAACTTTTCACCTCTCATTCTTATTGAAGGCATTGGAATATCATTATTCCACTTCTTCATAAACTCAAATGACGGAGTTGATTTCTTCGTCATATATTTTTTAACTGTTACTATTGCAAAATTAGAAGTAGGCTCTAATTTAACCGCATTTGCGTTATCAGCGACTTTTTCTTTAGGTAATAACTTTATATTAATTTCGCCATTCCGTACTATATCAGCTAAATTTAGCTTATTTAGACTATCATATGAGTTATTATCTATAACAAATGTTCCTTGCCAAGATTTTAAAAGACTTAACAACTCAAACTCCACCTATCTATGCGTATTCTTTTACCTCTTTTTAAATTATACTTGAATTTAATATCATTCTTAACATAGCGTTCAAGTGAACCCTTAATTGTTACATCATACCTATCAATCAATTCAGGCATAAAAACCTTAAAATCATATATATTAACCTCGTAACTATCCTCACCTAAAATACTATGTGATATAGGTATAAACTGATAAAACAATTCTTTATTTTCACCGCTATCCAAAGTAATCTTAACATTAAAATTTTCCATAAACTTACAAAGCACTTAAATACTTACCTCCTCAAATCTTATTGTAAATATATTATAACACATTATTTTAAATTGTCAACACTTTTTTAAAAATTAAAATAAAAAAATTTGAGGCACAAAAAATCTTCTGCACCTCAAACTATTTATTCTGACATTGCTTTGCTCACTAATTCCTTGATTCGTTCGAGTATTTCTTTATTTTCTTCTTCCCCTAAGAACTGTACAACCTCTGCTTGACCGTGGATATTACCTTTTAACACTTCTCCTGTTTCAGTATCTATAATATCAAACCAAGCTCCACGCTTATTAATAATATCATATTTAATGCAGACATCAATTAAATCTTTAAGCCAGTCAATACCATAATAATAATTAAGGGTATAAGAGCCTGTTCTGCGTGTAGGGGGACAAGATTTATTTTTAATCATAGACATCATAACTATGTTACCTGACGGATTTTCACAGCTACGAGAAATAGCATTACCTTTGTCATCAAGATAACTACCCTGTCTAAACTCAAATCTACAGCAACAGAAATGTTTCCACGCTTTTCCTCCTGGAGTTGTAATACCACCATAAGGACTGTTGATATTTTCTCTTACTTGATTTATGCCTATGCCTGTACAATTATATTTCTGCATTAGCATTTCAGCTTTTCGGGCAAAAACAGTTAAAGATTTTGCAATTCCTGCATATGTTTTTTCCTCTACAGTTTTTTCAAGCTCCTGCTCCGACACTAAAGCACCTATGCTGTCAAGTACCCACAAGCCAACCTCGCCTGTTTCAATGCTATCCAGGATAAACTGCAAGATAGATTCAGCCGACTGATTAGTAGGCTTAAAAACTACCATATCATCAGTATCAACACCTATTTTATTCGCCCATTCTACATCTAAGGCATTTTCACAATCTATAAATAAGACTTTGCGTTCATCTTCTGACTTTTGATAATTAGCTATAATATCAAAAGCAGTTGTTGTTTTACCCCCGTGAGGCTCTCCATAAAACTCAGTAATCTTACCTACAGGCAAACCACCGAATGTACAGTAATTCATACGAGGGCTGGAGAATGGTATTCTTTTATACTTATAGTCTGTAATACCTATCTGCACAACATCTTCTTTCGCCCTCTTGTTCATTTCCTTAATGATATCAGACAAAGACATTTATTCAGCCTCCACATCTACAATTAAATATTTTCGACTTGCCAAATAATCGCACATATGTACGAAATAAGTTATGTAATCATTAGGAGTAAGTAATTTACCGTCCGCATTCCATTGCCCCATATGAGATTTTACACAGGCAATTACTTCATTTTTAAATTTATTTAATTCAGTTCGATGTACACTTGAAATGGATAAATCAACTATATACCTATTAACATACTCCCAAAATTTGTTGGCACAAATTTCAGGGTGTAATACTTCGGTATGCCCACTTCCACTATTATCTGTACCCTGTTTATAGCAATCGTGGATAATAAGTGAAGAAATTATAATATCCTGATAAAACTGAGGAAATATATTCTTATTATAATCCAAAGACAATAAATCTTCTGCAATCTTAACTGCCGCTTTTGTATGACGAACTAATCCTCCTCGACCTAAAGCATAAAAGGGATGATATTTTCCCGAACTACTCGCAGGCACATCCTGGAAATAATCAGGAACTGTGTCCAAGAATGTAGCAATTATCTTTCTAAATATTTCATTATTGATATAATTTAGCTCTTTTGAAAAAATTTCTGAATTTAACATTAGACACCTCCAAATGACCTACAAAAAAATATTGCCCAAATATAAACTGCAATAATTATTAAACTAAAACATTTCCAAAAATGCACTGTATTAGTAGCAAATCTTTTAGTAGGTTTCATTCTACTGAAAATAAACTCAAATGCTAATAAAACAAGTGTAATTAAATACAAAATAACATAAATTAACTGTGTCATAAATACTAACTCCTTGTTATTAAACTGCTGAGAGGTAATTCTTTGAGCTTTTCACAGAATACTCTCCATTCATCTAACTTATGATTATTTCTCCATTTATACATATTAGCTAAAGCCTCATATGTAATACTTACAGTTGATTTTTGATTATAACTACTCGGCAAAAGCTGAATCATCTGCCACCAATATTTTTTATCTTTAGTTTTGAGATACCTCGTTCTAGCATTATTCAGCGCTTCGATAGTGCATTCGAGAACTTCAATAGCATCAAGACCTCTCCATCCTCCGCCGAGAGGAAATGCAAGTGACTCCTCCCTCATCAAATGCTCACAACTGAAATCCTCCATTTTAAATTCTTTTGCGTGAATCTTATGCATTGTGGAACAAGAATTTCTGACTGTACCTATTTTGTAAGTATCTAGCTCTTTCCAAAAATATAGAGGTGCATTTATATCCATAATTACATTTAACATTCTTCTGAATTTTGCGTGTACTGGACCTCCTGCAACAAGTGTATCCATTAACTTTGCATCATTTTTACCTATTACAATGTTTTGACCGTCATCACTCACAACGGTATCTGACCTATCCCAACTATTTTTAGGATTTCTCATACCCATAATAGTTGCCTTAATTTGTTCGGGCGAAGGAGCTATAATATTTGTAATTTCAATCATTTTTACACATCTCCATTTCCTTTTTCATTAACTGCGTAGCATAATTTCTATACCATACAGCTTTTTTTAAATCTTCATCTACGGTATCTGCGTTTTTAAGTCCTGCTCGGTATTCGTATTTATATGCGGACAGCATACAGAAATGAATTACTGCTTCTGTACCATATTTTTCCTCCATTTCCACAATACATTCTTTTCTACCCTCTTTATTGTAATGTTTAGGGTGATTTACCATTTCCTGCATTTTACCTTAATCTCCTTTTATACAAGTCTATTAAGTGCAATATTTGCACCTAACATAAAATTAAAATCATCTTTAGGACTACATTTAGCGGTTGCTACAGCTACAAGTCCTTTTCCATTGAATTTCAAAGCCTCAATTTCTCCGTTATCCCTCTGTTCAATAATAATCGCCTGTTTATTTTCAAGTTTTTCTGCCGATAACCTCAATGACCTTACTCTTTCCTTAAAGTAATCATTATTAACCTGTGCAACTGAGGATTTAAAATAGTCAGTTTCTACACTTGAAGCTATAATTCCGTTTATTTTATCAATTTTATCAATTTTTAAAATTGCATTTGCATTAGGATTGATATAAATACAAGTAGGAGTAATTCTTTTATCTGTACTGTACAATCCCTCAATTTCATTTATTTTACGAGATAAACTAAAATCTACAGTATATCTTACCATAAACGGACTACTACTTATTTCAATATCAATAATCTGACCTATATGATTACATACTGTAGGATTTACAGAGTATTCAGTAATTCTAATCAAATCTCCCACTTTAAAATTTCCGTCTGTACTTACACTTTTTAACATTTTACATTTCTCCTTTGTAAATTTTTTAGAATATTTAAAGATTGTTTTCCGATATCATCAGAAACAAATTCTTCTTTAGAGTAAAATAATTTTTTACATATAGGACATTTTAATCGTCTGTATGTAAATTTATTTTTACCGCAACTATCCATTACCTTTAGTTTAACCTTATGCTCAGGACAAGTCATTGTTCAGCACCACCTAAATTAGTTAAAGCATATTCCTGCATTCTTCGTGAAACTACCTTTTTACACGAAGCTAATAATTCTTGTGCATTTTCAACTTTAGATTTCAACAGTTTAAATGCTCTATTATAGCAAATATTAACAATCTGCTCTTTTTGGGCTAACAATTCAGCGGCACTATCTTTATCAGCAATTGTACCCTTTTCTTGCGACCTTGCTAAGTTAAATTGCTCCTTATAAAGAGCTTTACTTATATCGTCTTTAATGCCGATATATTCGCACATACCGCCTGCAAAATAAATGTATGTTGCCAAATTAAGACAAAAATCATCAAGCTCAGAATCTGTTACAGGATGCTCACCGTCTTTTAAGCACTCTCTGATAAACTCTACATAATTATCAAGGTCTTTACAATAAGGTTTAATGATACTTTCTACAATTTCAGCTACTAATTTACTATTAGTATCTACTTTATCCTGAGCTTTATCAAGCTCTTCTTTTTTTGTAATCTTAAATATCATTAGTAGTATTCCTCCAATCCAACCGCTGTAAATTAAAAAATATCTAAAAACTCAGCCATATCATAATCAAATAAAACTTTTCGTTTTTTGCCATTAATAGGATACCGAATCAATTTACCGCTAATGGCATCGTCAGCACTTATACTTTTTCTGCCTGTTCTTTCAATATAGGCAGATAAATTACTTGCATAAACAAAAAAAGTAAAATCATAATCTATAAGCCAAATAATGTAACCCGCAATTACAGACGGTATTTTGGATTTTTCAAGCAACCCTTCCCATTGATTTTTTGTAATATATGATATAGGAAAACTTTTACCATAACAACACTTACATTCAAGATAATATAAATGTGGAGTATCAAAAACCATAAAATCACAAATATTACCAATACCTTTATATCCACCCATAGGGTCAGGCAATCGGTCAATTGAAATAATATCTGAATATTTACAATTTTCAAAACTGCTTCTAATCTGCTGTTCAAATTGTTTTCCACGATTTATACCCATTGTATCACTTCCTACTCCTTCTCATTTTAATTCTTTTTGACCTCTCTATTTCATAATCGTGCATTGCATAATATTCACATCTATTCTTTTTAACTATCTCACAGCTCTGTTTCCAGTCAGAAAATTTACTGCAATCATTATGGCATCTTAAATGCCTATCCTTACAACCATAACACGGATTATCCATATCTAATTATCCTCTCTACAAGATTTTCTATAATTGCAATATTCACAAGCCTTTTTACTTACATCATCAGGTTTAGGAGGACAAATAAATCTTGAAGCGTAGCTGTCACATTCGTTAATGCGAGCAATCAGATTATTCTTCATTTCATCAGAAACATCTAACATATATGCTTTCATATCACAATTATCCCTGTTAATATATAAAAACAATACATTATCAATTTTTAACGCTGTTGAATAAGCTGTACCCTGTAAAATATGGTCAGGATTTACATTCTGTCTTGACTGCCACTTATAAATGCTTTCAGTTTTAATTTCAAGAATATAGTATTTACCCTTATAACGAATAATGCCGTCACAAAGAAAACTCATATTCAAATCTTTATAATATAAGTGTGTTTCATTGCCTCTTTTAGATTTTACCTCTAAATAATCAAGATTTCTTGATTTTACATATTCAGCAACATCCACATACTCGCAGTCAATTCCATTGTCTTTCATCTGAGCGACTGCATTTTGAACTCTCTCGTGTCTGTCTGTACCTGATTCACAAATACCCACAAGACAGGCACTTGAACTTGATGTATCAGGTTCTTTTCCTGTAATCTGATAATACATATTCCTAATACAATGCAGTCCTGACGGCTTATATGTTTGAGAGGGCTTATAACTATTATTATCAGCAGTTAATTCAATAGAACGCTTTAAATCGTTTACAAATAACTTTTCAATAGGCTGATTTTGATTAGCACATTCTATAAGCCTACATACATTTTTAAGACTTTTTCTTGCCATTTGTATCCTCCATATCAAGCGGAATATCAATTCTTGAATTATATACCGTAACTTTAGTATCATTTGGCACATAATTACTCAACAGAGCAATTGCATTCACAATATCCTGTGTACTTACAGAACTACCTCTACTAAACCTGACTTCGGGTCTGCCTTTTCTAAAAATAATTTTAATCATTTGCTTTTCCTCCTTGATTAACTTGTTTAGTGTAAATATAATATAACATATTTAATACAACTTGTCAAGACTTTTTTCAAAGTTTATCAAAAATCCGCCCAAGATTAGTTGAGCGGATTTTTTATATTACTTATTCAGCATTAACTCTGTCATCTTCTGCAAGAGCAATAATCTGTGTAACATTACCGTCTGTAATTTTAATCGCATTATCTGCACCATACCACAGCTCAATCATATCACTTGCATTAGCTTTAATCTGCGAAATAAGCATATTGATATCAATAGCACAAGTAAAATATGTGAAATCTTTACTATCAGCATAAGGAATTACCTCTGTACCGCTTGAACTTTTACTTGAACACATAAGTCCGTCAGTAGTGAAAGTCATATAAATTTCGCTATTATCATATGTACCAACAAAAAGATTGATTCTTTCAAGTACACCTAAAATTGCACTTTTCGGAATTTTACACATACTATTAAACTCCTGCTCAACAAGCGAAGTAATAGCCTCGATTGCAAAATCTTCAATACCCTCAAGTACAGCACCGAAAATACAACAATCAGGTGAAACACAAATAAGGTTATTATCTTTACGATAAACTTCAATTTTTTCAGAAGTCATTGTATCCATAAGATTCATCATCTCAGGAGAGATAAGAGTAGCTGTATCAAGTACATTAATATTTGTAGAACAAATTTTATAAGTATCAGTGGTAACTACTTTATCTGCTGTATAATAGCCTGTATAGCAGGGAACTTCCATTGAAGTAGCCAAAGCCGCTTTATTTACAGTCAAAATCAATTTCGCTGTACTTAAATTGAGAATTTTACTTTCATTATCATCAAGTACAATCTCTGACATAGGATTAGGGTATTTTACCATTTCGCCGTCAACATCAATAGGCAACTCAATTGAGTATTTACCATTACCTGTAATGCAGAGCTTATCATCTACAATTTCAAGTGTTACATTTTCGCTTGTCATTTTGCCGATAAGTTTTGAAAACTGGTCAACTCTTGTAACTACATAAAAATCTTCATTTTCAACTTTTTCTGTAATGTACAAATAATTTGTATAATCTGTTGTAAGCAGAGTGAGCTTATTATCCTTAACTTCAATACACATTAACTCTGTAATGGGTAAAAGTTTATTATTTGAGGCTCCTTTTACCGCTCTTGATACCATTTCTTTGAGCTTATCTGTTTTAATTACTAATTTTGACATTTTTAATATCCTCCTTAAAATAATTTCTTTTTAAATTTAATACCTGTAATCCTTGAAATCTCATCATACTTATTTGTAGGTAATAATTCAGGGTATTTATTCATATAAGTGTGAACTTCTTCATTAAAGTTTACATACTTATCTTTATTTGCAAGAGACGAACTGTAAAAAATGTTACGGCAATTACATTTTGGAAACCATAAATTATCTATATCAATATTTTGAGCTGTTGAAAAATAAGTCGAGTTATATTTCAAATAATTATTAAAACTATCACCGATAGTATCAATACCACAACAACAATTAGACTGCGAAAGAAAATGTAAATCATTATCCCCTACTCCAACTTTTATACCAAAAGCATTTGCATGAGATTTAATTACATCTATATTGTTTCTTTTAATATAAGTTACAATTTCAATATTACGAAAATTATTTTTACTATATACCCATTTAAAATTAGCGTATTCACTCTTAAATAACTTTTGCACTTTTATATTATCTCTCGGAATTTTTAAATGTTCTACAGTATAATAACTCGGAATTGATTTAGCATTATCTACTAACAATAGTGCTTCTGATAAATTCACAACAGGCTGTATCCTAATGCTACACCAAAATCCCCTTTCACGCAATAATGAAACAAAATTTAAACGGTCTTGAGCAGTTGGAGTATTCCCTTCATATTTTCTAATAAAATCAGGTGTCCATCCCATAATGCTACTTTGGAAAGCGTGAATATTAGGATTAAGTATATCTAAATATTCTTTTGGTAAATGTGCTGTCTTTGTGCTAAACATTATAGGATAATTATATTTATTAGATAATTCAATAAGTTTTTTAGTGTAACCATATTCAAATTCTTTTTTTTTGAAAAGGGTCAGACATACCCCCACAATGCAAAGGTACTCTATGCTGTAACAATTCTACAGTTAAAGATTTAGTATTTAATTCATTATCATCAAATGCTCGTTTAAAATAGCGTTCAATCTGCGAAAACTGTGCTAAACCAAATCCTGTATTATGACCTTTAGATGTATTACTGTTGGCAAAACAATATTTACAGCCAAAATCACACCCTTTGTATAAATCCACCCTAAAAGCATTACCACAAAACTTAAACTGCTGTGTCAAATTTATAGGGCTACTATAAGTTTCTTCTTGTAACTCAGACAATATTTTACACCTCGATTCTAATTTAATTAAAACTTTCATACCAACACTTTGTAACTTCAACATCACATTTAATTGGCATTTTTAATATCTTTTCAGCCGCCCCTGACATTGTTTTAGCTAACAATTCAGCACATACTTTAGCATTTTCTTCGGGACATTCAGCAATAACCTCATCGTGTACAGGGATTAAAAGTCTAAAGCCTAAAGATTTTAACTCTTCATTATGAGTTAAATCAATCAAAGCTAACTTTGTGAGGTCAGCCGCCCCACCCTGAATACGAGCATTAACACATTGCCTTTCAGCATCTGCGATTTTTAAAGAATTACAAGTTATTGTAATTCCATTTTCCTTTGCTTTATCAATAATAGTTTGTTTAGCTTTATAAGAATATGCTCTATTTAGCTGTCTTAAATATGAATCTTGTATATTTTCGGGTACTTCTGTAATTAGTTCTTCTTCATCATCAAAATCTAATAAATCATCATCAGGAGCAACTCCGTTAATATAATTAAACTCATATTCAGGTAAACTGTAATCGGGCAATCTTCTTTTTCTGCCGCATACAGTAGTTACATAGCCTAATTCATAAGCCATATCTTTACTGTCCTGTTCAAACTTTGAAATTGCAGGAAATGCTTTAAATACACTACTTTTAATTTCGTGTGCTTTTTTCTCAGATACTTTTAACTGGTCTGCAATTGACTTTTCTCCTCTACCGTAAAGAATACCAAGTAAAATACTTTTAGCTTGTGTTCTGCGTTCTTTACCCTCAGGATTTACTGTGCCGTCAGGTCTGAACTCTCTACAGTCCTCATAAGGAACATTAAAAGATTTACTTGCAATCTCGGAATATAAATCCTTGCCTGCTAAAAATGTATCTAAAAGCTGACTATCTCCTGCTTTTGCACACATAGCCGCCAATGTCTTAGGCTCCTGCTGTGAGAAGTCACTTGACATTAACACATAATTAGATTTTACTCTAATTGACTTTTTTATTTTAATTCACCTCCTAAAGTTAATTAAAACAGAGATTTTTTATCTGTAAACTTACTTGCAATAATGCAATTATTAACAGCCTGTGTAAAATAACTATCTTTTAGCTCTATACCAACAGCCCTTCTGCCCATTTTCAAAGACTGATAGCATTCACTGCCTATTCCCATAAATGGAGTAAATACAATGTCATTTGGATTTGTCCATAATTCAACACACCTTTCGATTACATCTAATTGCAATGGGCAAATATGCTTTTCATCTTTATCGTCCCTTGCACTGTCTTTTTGTAGCGTATTAGATTGATTTATGTCCATCCAAACAGGACTTGCATAATTCTGCCATTTACTAACAGGGAAAGTTTCATTTGTATGAGAAATTTTTTCAGGATTTTCTCCTGGTTTTCTCATTGTTATTACATAATCAGCTATACCCTGACGGCACATCGAACTATCTTTTTTAATCTGCTTATGCAATAATCCAAGAGCTTTTGTTCTCTGCATTGCCACAACAGGGTCTTTCCATATTGTAACTCTTGAATGATATATAAATCCTGCCTCCTGAAACATTTTAATTAACTCTCCAGGAAAATCACTCAGTCCAATAAATCCATCTCTTGATTTTTGAGTAGGTAAATCCATACAGTGAAATGACACTAATCTTCCTGGAATTAAAATTCTATACAATTCTTTAATAATATAACTAAATTGTGTATAAAATTCTGTTGTATTCCTGCAATTACCTAAATCTCTCACACTATTACTATATACATACAACTGTGCGAAAGGGGGACTAAAAATAGAATAATGAATACTGCTATCAGGAATGGATTTCATAATCTCGCAACTATCACCATTGTAAATAACAAATCCATTACCCTCATATTGATTTTTACATTTAATATCCAAAATTAACACCTCTCTGTAATTAACCAATCAGGAATTTTAACATTTTCCAAAGCAATATAATCTTCTGTAATACGCATTGTTGAACATATCTCATTTTTGAGAATTTCAGAAGTTTTATCAATCATATTACTTTGCATACGCAGATGATTTTCCTGCTTTCGTTTAATGTTATTTAAAACACTTAATTCACTGCGACTAATGATAACATACACATTTACCTCTTTAGTCTGTCCGAAACGATAACATCTGCGTATTGCTTGATAAAATTTCTCATAACTATCTGATAATCCAAAAAATATCATATTACAACATTTTTGAAAATTCATTCCAAAACCGCAAATTGAGGGCTTACTCACTAAATATTTAATATCGCCATTAGCAAAATCCAACATTGCATTTTCTTTATGCTCATTTGTATCTGAACCTTTTACTTCAACAATATTAAATTTTTTGGATATTAAATCACTTTCATCATTATAATCAACCCAAATTAGACAATTATCAACCATACTCAGAATTTCAGAAACTTTAGATAATTTATTGTTAATACTTGATTTTCGTGCCAATCTTCTGTCAGATAAAGTTTCAGCTACCTTAGGCAATAAAGAGCCTTTCTGTACGGGACTATCTACAATAATATGATTGATATTTAATTTAGGTAAATCATAACCACTATGATTAAATCCTATATCCTTTGGATTTTTAACTACCATAGCCCAAGTGGCTAACCATTCCCAAAATTTGGATTCAGCGTGTTTTTTCATACGCCAATGATTTTCTTTAGCATCATTTATAAAAAATGTTGCTAACATCTCTGTCCTTGTCATTACACCTAAAAACTCAGAATGTGTACCTAATTCCTGATAATCGTTAGGTGAAGGTGTTGCAGTACAAGCTAATTTATACTCGGTAAATCTAAACAAATCAATTATTTGCTGACAAAATTTGCCTTGAAAAGATTTTAAAATACTACTTTCATCAAGAATAATACAATTAAAATCTTTAGAATTAAAATGATTTAACATCTCATAATTAGTAATGTTAATACCTGATGTAACATCAGCCTGAGAACGGCAAATATTTACATTTATGCCAAATTTGAGTCCCTCTTGATATGTTTGTTTACTTACTGCTAATGGAGCTAAAATTAAAGCATTTCCGTTAGTATGCTTGCATACTTGATTAGCAAATTCCAATTGACAAATAGTCTTACCTAATCCCGTATCAAGGAATAATGCACTTTTACCTTTTTTTAAAGCCCATTTGACAATTGCTTTTTGAAAGTCAAACATATTAGAATTTAATTCATTCTCAGACACTTCAAATCCTGTACTGTTATATGTGTACTGCTTGGATTTTAAAAAATCTTCGTAATTCAAAATTAACTCCTTATATAAATTTTTACTTTTTGCCCGTTAATCACAATTTTAGTAACAATACTACTTAAATTATTTTCGCCCAGTAACACATCATCACATTGTAATTTATACGCATATATCCAACCTTTATTCGTATATACTTCCTGCCATTTATCAACAATAAACATATCTGTATCTGTATATACTATGCACTCATCATCAGTAGCCTTAAACATATGCCTAATATCTTTTGTATGTGACGGTATCTGCTGTAAATTAGGATTACTGCAAGACATTCTACCTGTGTCAGCTCCATACTGATTTAGATTACAATGTATTCTTCCGTCATTAGGATTAACATAATCACTAAGACTATCAACAAATGCAGATACTAATTTACTAACTTTTTTATACTCTACAAGAGCTAAACAAAACTTTGTACCTATCTTTTTTAGAATATCTTCTCCTGTACCTCTTGGAGATTTCTTATCAACAGGCTCAATATGCATAACATCATATATCAATACAGCTAACTGAACAGGACTTGATAAATTGATAGGATTCGATAATTTACAATTAGGATGTTTAACTATATATTTATCAATATCATCTTGATAATTTTCAAGTAAAGTATAACAAAGTGCTTGCTTTTCTGTTAGTAGCTTATTATATTTTTCAGATAATTTCTTCTGAACTTCAAAATCAAATTCAATACCGTTATCTTCCATATCACAACAAGATTCAATGCAAGGCATTTCAATATTCTTAAATACCCAAGCAACATCCTGTAAGCTTGAATTTATACAAATTTCATTATCAGCAGTTAAATACGGCTTTTGAAAATCATATAATTCGTATGTGATTTCGGCATCGTGAGCGGCATACAAATACCCTACATCAATAGGCACTTTATCAAAAGTAATACCTTTGAATAAAGCATCAAATGAAAACGCATCACCTTTACCGTCCATTACATATTTTTTATGTAATTCTTTAAGTCGGTTAGTAGGTTCATTTTCATTTAAAAGTCTTGCCGCTAACAAACAATCCCAAGTACAAGTCATATAAACACCTATCTGATTACGCATAACCCGAATATCAAATTTGGCATTAAACATAATAACATCAATCTTAGTTTCTGCAATTCTATCAAATTCAGCTTTACATTCTTTTTCTGTCAACTGATTTGAACATCTTGCGCCTGTCACATAAGAAATATGATTTACAGGTACATATGCAGGCTTTTGATTAGGTGTGTAAATACAAATACCTACAATTTTATCTAACATAGGGTCAAGTCCTGTAGTTTCAGTATCTATACTTATTACATTGTTATCTATACAAGCAGATATATAATTATGTAAAGTATCTATATCAGATATAACTATATATTTATCTCTAAGATAACCTAAGTTCTTTTCAACCATTGCCTTGATATTTGAGATAACTTGTAATGTGCTGTTGCCCACTCTAACCGTAGAGCTTGATTTATTAGCTTTACGGTTAGATTTTTTAGCAACTTGTAGGTCATTTGATTTATCGGGTCTTTTTGGTATATCAAATAAGCCCATTAAAATCTATCCCTTCTGCCACGGGAAGGTGTTCTACGCTCAGGTTCACTTTCTCTTGTATCTCTGCGTTCTTCTCTACCTCTTGAATTACGAGGCTCATTGTCATATGCTCTTGACCTCGGAGGAGTTGATACTTCATCATCAGAAGACGAACCGCCCATAGGAGGAAATTCTCCTGTGTCAAGATAATAATTCATATCATCTGCCGAGGCATCAATTACCATTGTACCTATAACATTCGGGATTTCAGGCAAATCTTCAAGTTTAGTATCATCCTGACTTACTTCATAGATTTCATACTGGGTATTTTTATCCCCAGCTTTGCCGTTTCTTTCAACTTCAAAGATATGAGATACCAAATCGGGGTATCTCGCACAAAGACTTGAAACCCTTGCACCAAACTTTTTTGTGCGTTCCCAAATCTTTACAGTTTTCTCGTCCGTATCATACATAGGAATAAAGAAGCGTGCAAGCTGAAAACTACCGCTTTCACAGAGAGGACACTTGCTAAGAGGTTCATCATATGAACGCAGACAATTGACATATCTATCTCTGCCGTCAATATTAACCTTATGTACAGCTACACCTTCTACATCTTCAACCTTACGATACATAAATCTTACTCTTGCTACATCTTTATCGTTTTTAAGTGAAAAATAATTAGCTGAGTTGTTTCCATACTTGTCTGAATCTGTTACTTTAAATCTTGCCATTGTTTTTGTTTTCTCCTTTTCTGTATTTAAAATTTATTATTATTTACCGCACCCAAAAATGGATGGGATTTTGACTTATTAAGTCTATTCAATTCTACAATACCGCCTGCCAATGAAGCATTAAGTCTAACTGCTCTATCAGTTACCGCATTATAAACTTTTCTATCTTCCTCAGATAGGTCATTGACAGGAGTATAATTTAGAATCTTTTCACCTTTAGTCAATCGGTTAAAACCTAACTTATACTGATTGATTGCTTTTCCCGCATAATCGGAAGGGTTTACTATTTTATAACCTATTCCTCTTAAACTTTCAAGCATTTTACCTTTTTCAAGCATAAGTTTTTTCAATTTAGTTGTAGAAGTTCTGTATTTTGTAGAGTTCTTAGGTACATCAAGCATATTTGATATAGTATTATGTTCAAATACTGTACCATATTCATATGTACTCATAAAATCCACCAAATCTTCTACTTCCCATACTTTTTTTGCCATCTCAACTGCCATTTGTGTGTTTCCACCTTTCTTAAAAATATTTTTTTTATTTATTAAATCAAGTTTTTTTACTTGATATATAAATCTAATTAACTCAACCAATCCCAACACAACCTAGCCTAACTTAACTTATAATGCCTAACAAAACCCAACCAAACGGAACAAATCCCGACACAACCTAACTCATAATGCATACCCTAACTTAACTTAACTCAACTCGACATAACAAAACTTATAATGCCTAACCTAACGAAGCAAAACCCAACAAAACATAACCCAACCTAACAGAACTCATAATGCTTAACTCAACACAACTCATCGCAACTTACCTAAACTCAACTGAACGCAACACATAATGCCTAACCTAACTGAACAAAACTTAACCCAACCAAACATAACCAAACTCATAATGCCTATATCAGCTATGGAGCTTGAAATTAATCAAGCTCCTTAATAATTGCTGTAAATTTACCATATTTAGGTCTGCTATCACAAAGTCCTACATAAGCTCCTGCACTTTCAATTGCCTGTGAAATTGTAGGCAAATCAAGCTGTGATTCATCATACATTGCGGTAAATGTGAGTTTCCACATATTAAATCTTGGTCTTGTTCTAAGAACCTTTGCACGCATTACATTCATAGGTCTGACATCACGGAATCTCATATCCTCTCTCAGACTGTCTTTAGTGTACTTCTCACCAATATCAAGTGTAGCCTGCATATCAACTACATTAAAATATCTCTCAATATTTTTACCATGTTTACGAAGTTTAGCACCATTTTTAATAGTAGCTTCAATATTTTCAGCAGGAATTACAAGACCCATTTCCTTACTGTTATCCCAATAAAGACCGCCTTCCCATTCAAGGTCTGAGATAGCTTTATAATCTTCATCAGTCTTATTACGCTTGCTTGTCAACGGTTTAAGTGCAAGTGAGATAGGGTGAAGTGGATTTACGCACTGGCAAGAGTGCATAATGAGTGGTGTAGTGCCTTTCCAAGTGATTTCAAGTGTTTTCATAATTTTTTTCTCCTTTTCATTTCTTTCTTTTTTTGTCTTTTCTTTTTATGTATTTTGTAACCTCTTTTTGATTACAAATATATTATAACACATTATCTAAGATTGTCAACACTTTTTTTAAAATTTTTCAATTAAATTTTTAAATTCTTCTTGTGACAAATCATTTATATCTTTTCTGTTATTAGGAAATACATATTCTGTAATTATCTTGTTTTTTACATAGTATTTTATGCGTTTTCTTGCTCTCAGTCCTGCATTATCATTATCTGTAGCTAATACCAATTTACGGCAAGGTAATTTATTTAATTGATTGAACTGTAAATTATTACCTAATCCATTTAGTGCGACTGCATATTTACCATAAACCCAACAGGTAATAGCATCAATCATACTTTCACATACAATTACCTCAGTTGGAAATTGTTCAAGCTGATACAACTCATACAAGCCATACAAAGGCTTTTCAACGCTCTTAGGATAATTAAAGTATTTATATTTTACCGACCTACGGGCTATAAATAAAGTGTTGCCCTCAATATCTCGGACAGGAAAAGTTATACATTTTGATTTCTTATCATAGCCAATATCAAATATATCTATAATTTTTTCTGTCATTTTTCGTTTAAACATATATGGATGATAATATCTATAAGATTCCAATTCTTCTTCCGACACATAATTTAGCGGAGCTAATATAGATTTGTGCCTGTCAAAATCTAATTTAATAGGTTTTCTTTCTTCTAACTCTACTGTTAAAAAATTTCGTGTAAGCCACTGCCAACCTTTTGCACCCACCATATCATCAGGATGACCAAAGCAAAATGAAATCATTTCTGGTAAAGTATGCACTTCACCGCAAGTAAAACAATGAAACTGACCGTCAGATTTCCTAATACCTGCTGACGGCTTTCTTTCTTGACCATTCTTGTGGTAAGGACAGGATATCATAATATTGTCATCTGTATCTTTTATTTTACCCAGTAAGTTTATACCGCTTAAATGTAACTGCATTTGCAATTCTTGTAATATCTCATACAGTTCTACTGTAAAGGGAATACCATTTATTACCATTATTAGAACACATCCTTTTTATCTTTATAGCGATTACGCACTCTTTCAACTTTACGCTCTGTAACCTCTTTAGGCTCGGCATCATCAAATGACGGAATAAATGTAAAATCACCTAAATCAATACTCCAATCATATAATAATTTACCGCCTACTGCCCCAAATCTCTGCTTTTTAATGCCGATTTCAAGTCCTGCCTTTGTCTGTCTTATAGATATGACTTTACTTGCATTATGAGCGATACCGTCACTATCTCTAATACTTTCAAGCTCAGGAGTACCCGAATCTTCTCCCTCTTGTACACCTGACCTATTCGCTTGTACAACAACTAATACAGGCACTTTTAACTCCATTGACAAAGACATTAAATCCTCGCTGATATTTGTTAAAGAGGTTGTTTTATTATCTCCTCGTTTATATCGTTCATCTGTCATATATGTAATGCCGTCAATAGCTATTAAATCAAGTTTATGCTGTTTGATAAACTGTTTTAATTTTGATACTGTAATTTTCTTATCGAAATCCAAAGGAGTAGCAACAATAAACTTATTTTGTTTTGAAGTCAAATCAGTTACATAATCTTTATAGTTATCTTCATCAACTTCACTATTGCCCCACATCAAACCTTTGTTTGAAAAATTTTTATATAGTGTATCAAATCTATAGCCGATACTATTAGCTGACATTTCAGGAGAAATATATCCTACATTAAAACCTAACTGCCATATATGAGTACACATCTTTTCCATTATCCACGATTTACCTTGATTAGTTCGTGCGAAAATAACGAATAATTCTTCTTCCCTTTGTATGCCGTGTATAATTTCGTCAAGCTCAGGAAAACCACAAGTAAAAAACCAATCTTCTTGATGTTCTTTTCGCTCTTGAAACTGCTTAAATCTATCTTGTGCATCAGATATAATATTTACACCGTTTAAAGAGTAATTAGGTTGTAATTTTTCCATTTGCGAAATCATATATTCTGCGGCGGCATTAGCATCAGTTTTAAGCAATTCAGCTATCTGTTGTACGACAGGCACAGACTGATAATACAGGTATTCTTCCCTAATTGTATTAATTAAGTATCTGTCACTTTCTGTAACATCTACAATTTCAAATTCGGGAAACTGAGCTAAAAATGTAGCCTTATCGGGTACATTACCATATTCCTTAATATGATTTTGTATAAATTCAAATTCATCTTTATAGCTAACAAAATAATCAACTGTTAATAAATTATCTTCAATAATCGAATTATTACCTGACAAAAGAACTTTAGAGATTATTTGCAACTGTACCATATCTTCTATCCCTGCCTTTCAATTCAATTATTTGAGAGGATAACACCCTGCTTGCTAATCTTGCACCCAAAGCGTTTTGTAATGCACTTTCAGATACTATATTGCCTGTAAAAATATTAGATTTTTCAGTTAAAATCCTTTGGTCAATGTAATTAAGTAATTGACTATGCTCATAAGCTGTTAATTTTGTACTTGCAATATCATCCCATATTACTAAATCAACTTTTGACAGGTTATCCAACATAGTAGATACAGATATGCTCTTCTTTTCAATTTGGAGCTTCACTGTCGCAAGAAAAGTTGGAACATTAATAAATATACCCCTACAACGAAAACCGTTTCCTGCCCAAATCTCGTTAAAATAACGCAACATCAATTTAATAGCCCAAGTTGTCTTGCCATTTCCCGTGTTTTCTGAAAGTATAGCTAAGTTATGACCGCTCTCAATATGACTTTTAATGTTATCCTTATAATCAGCTAAATCACAAAAGCTATCATAATCAACACTTTCAGGCTTCAATAAAACAGGTTTCCATTTAACCTCAGGAATATTACTCTGCTCTAACAACATTAACATTTCCTTATATCGGATACAAGCATCTGTACATTTTTCAGTACACACATCTTTGTACCAACAATCCATAATTTCCACCTCTTTAAAATTTAGGCTTAACACAGCTCTTTGGTAGAGTGTTAATATAGGCACGGTACATTCTAAATAAATCTTCGTGACTGCAAATATATTTAAAATGACTTTTAATGCCGTTCCAACTCTGCTGATACTTACTCGGCATACTATTTTTAAAATCCACCATAAAATAATATGACATAACTACAATGAATGATGTGAGTATGATGTAAATTATATAATTCCAAATCATAATAAATTCTCCTTAAAATTTAAAAAGTTTCATCTGATAAGTCCATAGGTTTATCGTGTTTAAATTGCACAGGTTTCATATTATCAACAAATCCGTTATTATTTTGACTATACCCATTATTTGGTGCATAAAAACTTTTCCACCCATGCTCTATGGAATTTTCTACAATCTTCTGCATTGTAGATTCATCATTAGCTAAAGATTTCAGTTTATTAAGTAACCCTTTAAATTGATTTGTATAGAGATTAACTTTCATCTCAATTAGCAAATTAAAATATTTAACTAATACACCTCTTAATTCTGTATTATCTGTAAAATCATTGATTAAGCTAATAATCTTACTATATCTACTTTGTTTAGATTTTTGAGTAGAAGAAGATTTTAATTCAAAATTTTCAGAACTGTGTTCTTTTAATAATAATTTATTATTATTAAAATATTTATTACTATTATTATTTTTACTTGTTATATTATTACTTGTAGCGAATTTTACATCTGCTTGTGGTGTAATTTTTGTATCTAACTGTGGTGTAATTTTTACATCACTTGAAGTAAACAAATTATTTACTGCTTGTTCGTGAATTTTAAAGTATCTTTTTGCAGGGATTCCCTCTTTTGTTGTTGACAACAAACCTTTTTCTTTTAAATTAGCTATTGCATTTCTCTGTTTATATACAGATAAAGTAGTTATTTCTTCAATTCTCTCAACGGTGCAATAAAATTTATTATCTTTTAATTTATGCTGTGATTTCCATAATTCATATTCACTACACAATGCTCCAAATAATACAGCTTCCTCTAACCCTAATTCTTTAATTAAAGTCTTATTTACTGTAATATAGTTTTCGCTTGCTATTAATTTTAAAATGCTCATAATATAATCTCCTTTATAAATAAAAAACTGAAACAACTTAATAGGTGTGAGCTATCAAATCGTTTCAGTTTGTCTACTGGCAGTATTTAGTTTTGATAAGGTGGAAGTATCTCACACATACTGCCTTGCTACAGTTTTATTTGAGTATTGCTATTCTCTTAACTGTATTTATATTGTAACACATATTAGCGAAAAAGTCAACTATTTTTTAAAAGTTTTTAAAATTTCTTCAACCTGTTTATCGCACTCAGCATTTACAACATCCCATAATACATCTCTTTCAACGGTAAGGTCAACATCAGGATTATTTATAATTCTTTCTTCCGAATATTCAACAGTATAATACTGTTCACCTACTTTTATGCTTGCTCGGCTCGTAGCTTTAATAGTTTTTACCTCTACATCACTCATTATTTTACCTCCTTAATATTTTTAGTCTGTTTTTTAATTCTGCGTTTTAATTTATAATCTTTAATACTCGGTATAATATAATCGCATATAATAACTTTTATTATAACAACTATTAGATATAATACGATAAATACTACTGATAATAGAGCGATTGCTAATATTGCAATTATAATACACAAAAATAATATAGTTATAATATCAAAAAATATCTGCATTATTTATCCTTTCTTAACTCTTAATGTTTTAATTTCTTTTTTATTGATACATTTACTGAGTTCCAAAAGCTGTTCCTCTGTGAATATTTCATTATATAGAGCTTTTTCAAGCTCATCAGTATCAATATATTCTTTAGTTTTAACAATGCCTTCAATGCCTGTAGATTTAACAAAATCAATCATTTTATCTTCAAGCATTTCATCTCTTGTAGATATTGACATTGTAACAGTATAACCGCCTGCTGAAAAACTATCAAGATTCTGATTTGCAAACTCAGCTTTAATGTCATTACCTAACTTAGTTGCGGTTTTTTTGGAATCATTTTCCAATTTTTTTGCCTCTGCGTATTCGGGTATTAAGGTTGTTAATTCACTCATTTTAATTATCCTCCTTATTGTATGTTGTTGAGTGTTTTCTATAATACTGCTGTGTTACATCTCCAAAAATACCTTTACAGCCTTTCGGTACTTGATTTTTAAATTGAGCTAATTTCCAAATATCTGAATAACTCCACAATCTTGTGCCTCTTGCTGTAGTCTGTGTGTACACAGGCAGTAGTTTAGCCATTTCTTCATCAGGATGCTTTTTTGCCCAAGCATACCAAACATTAATTGTTTTAGCTGATACTCCTACAAGTACAGCTACTTCTTCAACTTTTAACATTTTTTCTTTCATTTAATCTTCCTTCCTAACTTAACAAAAAGTCTAACAATTCACTTGAATGAGTTGTTACCTTACCGTCAATAAGTGCGTCTGACATTGCACCTTTCTTTTCTACCAATTGATGTATTCTTTCGTCAATTGTGTTTTTTGCCATTAATGTATAAACTGTGACATTTTCTTTTGTGCCAATTCTGTGGGCTCGGTCAATAGCTTGTTGTTTAGCTGCCATAGTCCACGGCTCGTCTATGAAAATTACTGTGCTTGCAGAGGTCAAAGTCAATCCTGTACCCATTGCCCCGATAGTGCCGATAGCAAATTTATAATCCTTATTATTTTGGAATAAATCTACATTATATTGTCTATCGGAATCTTTCGTTTCACCTGTGATAATGATACCGTTATATTTTTTGTGTAACATATCATAAATAGGTGTAGTCATTTGAGTCCAATTACTGAAAATAATAACTTTTTTATTATTTTCAATATTTTCATCTACAAGCTCACCCAATCTATCCATTTTAGCACTTTCTTTTATTGTGCTTGACAATATACCTGTATATCCTGTCGCCTGCCTTAAACGGATTAATTCAGCAAGTGGATTTGAGGCACATTTAATCTTATCAATATTCATTCGGATATTTGTTGCAACCTCTTTATATACCTGTTCTTGTTTACCTGTCATTTCTACATATTCATCAATGTATAGTTTTTCAGGCAAATCAAGTACATCTGATTTAAGTCTGCGTAACATTATATGATTTACTTGTTCCTGTAAATCAGATAGATTTTTATAGCCAATAATATCGTGACCGCCAAATCCTCCGAAAACACAGTAATGTTGTTTGAATGAATAAAGTGCGTGTTTTTCATAGCCAAGCCACTTTAAAATGATAAATAAATCAATAGGATTATTCATCAACGGTGTACCTGTCATAGCTATACGGCACTCAGGTTGTAATTTTAACAATCCTTTACCTTGTTGTGAGGCTGAATTTTTAGCTTTGTGTATTTCATCTACGGCAATCATATTTATTTCCCCTTTATCACACAGAGATTTTAGCTCTGCTACGATTTTAGGACTTCTTAATGATTCTATATTAGTGACTAAAAAATACGCTGACAGCTCATTTAAATGCTGTAAATCGTATAGTCTATCATTAATGCTTCCGATTTTAGTTTTGCCGTTTTTAGTACGCTGACCTAAAATCCAACCGCTTTCATTTGAATGAGTTTTAATCTCATTCTGCCAATTCCATTTTAAGCCATTAACACCACAAATAATTAAACAATGCTTATAGCATTTCTGTAATTTTTTTGCAACTGCAATATCAATTACCTGTTTGGTCTTTCCGAGTCCTTGTTCATCACCCAGTAACCAACGGTCATACTGTAAGCCGTAATTAAACCCGTCAATTTGATGTTTAAATGGATTAGTTTTAAATTTAAAATTATCAGGTATTTTTGCCTCAGGTTTTTCTAAAGTTATATATTTACCTGTTATATTAAATTCATATCCGTTTAATTCAGATAATAAAGTCTTTAGTTTAAATAAAGGTAATTCCCATTCTTTATTATCCGTGTGCCAATATCTATTTGACATTTTCCTGATTGTGTTTACAATTGTATTGTCAAATGGAAAAGATACATAGATTGAGTAATCGTCATTAATTTTGTCACTTTCTGCTACTCTTACGGAAATCATACTTTACCTCCTTTCTTGTAAATATTATATAACATATTTATTGAGTTGTCAAGTGTTAAATTAAAAAAAAATAAATGCGAAATGTCGTTTAAACACTCCGCATTTACGGTTAGATGTTATTCAGAAAATCTTTGATTGATTGAACTAATATGTGCCTTTCCTCTGCAATATCTGAATTATTATACAGCGTTTGCAAAAACTCATATATCTCTTTACAGACATCTTTAATACCTGTAGTTACAGTTTCAATAGATGTTTGATTTAATTGATATTGTTTTTTGATTTTGCAAAACTCTGTATAAGCAGGCAAAATATCCGAATACTCTTGTATGACAGTATCTTCATTTTGCTTTTCTTGTGTGTTGATATGATTTAATACGATATATAAACTTGCCAATTTTTGGCAATTTGCAAAAGTAGTAGGAGCATTTTCAAGTTCTTCAATAGTATTTTTAATTTCTGTTAAATCTAACATATCTTTATTCCTATTTTCTTCATTTTATGACGATATTTTTCGTGTTTTTTGTGCTGTTCCTCAATAATATCTACCAAATCATAGTCCGTAGCTTTCTTATTGAGTTGGTATCTTTCAACCTTTTTCAGCTCACAATTAACATCGTAAATAAGCTCTTCGATTTTCATAGCAGAAGCTACTTCGTCAATATCAATCAATTCTTTATACATTTTCTCGTATAATTCTTTAGTTTCTGTTTCCCATTCTCTCCAAAGGGTGAGTCCATTTTTAACGGCATTCTTTTTTGTGCCGTTATCCACATCCTGACGAGAATATTTATACCAACTATTGGGGATAATTTCAGGGTCGGAAACATCTAACTTAGGAATCAATTTATTATGATGATTGATGAAGTACCTATTTAGTGTACGCATAGCACAATTTTCTTCCAAATAATGGTATTCGTGACACCTTTTGTAGCCTTTAAGCCCTAAAAAATCATAATAATTTGCCATTTGTTCGTGGAACATTAAGCCTTTAATCATATGCTGTAAGATTTTGGAATAGATTTCCTCAACGGTCAATTTCAAGCTCCTCCAATCGTTTAATAATGATATTTAACTGCTTATCCTGAATCTCTAAATGTTTTTGCACTTTATCTAAAACTAATGAAATCTTGTTGTCAATTTCCTGCATTAGTTCTTGTTTATCGCCTCGTGTTAAGTTTTCATTGTAGTTTAAAATACCTATAATAAAACTTAATATATTTAGAATATCAAGTAATGTCAGTTGTTCATTATTATTCATTTAGCAAATTTTAGTTACAGTAATATTAAACTGTGTAAATGTAGCACCTACACCTACATTTACTACATCAATGATTGTAGGAGATGTACAGCAATTACATTTAATATCGTTTTCATTTACCTGTACAAGAGTTGAAAAACTCATTGAGTGTACACCTGTTGTATCTGCGGCTGTTTCAGAGGCTACAGCCTGTGGAACTAATACTCCGTCCCTCTGTAACTGAAAAGAAATTGTGCCTGCTGTTGTAGCTACTACACTTGCATCTACAGATACCATATATACACCGCATTTGCTCAGTTTAATTGCAGAAGCACCCGACTGTGAAGAAGTACAACCTTTCTGCATAGTAATGTTGTTAATCGGAATAGCTGTTGATGTTAAAACTGTTACATTCTTTGAATATCCTTCTGTCATTTTAATTTGACCTCCATTATTTAATAATAAAAATAAAGCGGAAGTGCCGCATAACACTTCCGCTATTTGGCATACTACAATGCTCTATAATTTTTTTAGTTAGACACCGCAACTGTTACAGCCGCAGAATGGTGAATTGCCTGCATTATAAACAAAACCGTTAGGATAACGCACAACACCATACATTCTGCTATCCATTTCAAGGCTTGATACCTTGTCACGAAGAGCTTGAATTTCATTTGTCTGCATCAATGCTCTTGTTGCCTCGCCCTCTGCGTGAATAGCTGAGGTAATATCACAAGTCTGTCTGTCCATCTGTGCAGAGAGGTTAGCAGTTGCAAGTCTGTTGTCGCAACAACATTCTGCAATCTGTCGCTGAATTGTGTTACCCTCTGACATAATGTTCTGATTGATACCCGACTGACCGAGTGCCACTTCTTTGCCAAGCTGTGAAATATTGCCCTGCATTTCGTAGCCGAGGTTACAGATACCGTTACCAAGAATCTGTGTCTGCTGTTGATTCTGGTCTGACAGTCTGCCTATTGCATTTTCAAGATTATTGAAATTCATAGCATTACACAGACATGCTTCTGTTACAGGTTCGCCGTTTGTTACATTACGATTTCCCCACATTCCGTTACCGCCCCAAAAGAGGATAAGGAGTGCGAAAATCCACATAAAGCCACCGTCAGTCCAGTCATTATCGTTGTTCTTGCCGTTAAGAAGAGCAACATCGCTCGCTGTTAAGCCAGTTTCCATAATTTTAATCTCCTTTATAAATTATTTATATTTTATATTAAAAACCATTCCGTACGCAAATGATTTAATAATATTTATTTAAGCTGATTGATAATTGTGTTAGGGTCAATACCTCTCTGCTGTGCTGTCTGCATAAATAGCTGTTTAGGACTCATATGTGAGCCATTAAGCATATTCATAATCTGCGACATCTGAGGATTCTGCTGTGCTAACATCTGTAACATCTGATTAGGATTATTTTTACCTTTAATCAAATTTATCATCTGTTTAATGTTTCCCATATTATTCTGTGATAAGGGGTTTATTGCCTGATTTTGCATTGACTGCATTTCCTGAAATAGACTGTTTGCCATTATTGTTACCTCCATTATCTTTTATTTTAGAAATAATATCATTTAATTCATCTTTAGTAACATAATTTGATAAATCTAAATTATTGTTAGCATTTGTATTATTTGATATATTATTAGTAACTTCTGTATAATCAAAAATTCTTAAAGTACACATACCGACATTATCAGATACTTTAATATAGAATCTACCGTCAGATTCACTATCCATTAGCATTGCAATACTGTTAGGTGTGAGCTGATATGCTTTAGCTCCCTCTATGCCCTGAACCCAAGTAATACCGTTATTTGTTGCCTGTGATGTTGTTGTAGGCATATAAGGGTTAGAATAACGGTTTTGGAACTGATTTGTCGGCAGATATGGATTTGTTGTTATTGGATTTTGGAATTGCTGAAATCCGTTCATCTTCTAAACCTCCTTTAGTATAAAGCAAACGGAGAGCGACTACAGATGAACACTGCTTATCTTGTATCATCTTCGTCAAGCCTCGGCTAATGTCTATCATCGGTAATCACTCTCCTCTCAATATTGAGTAAATCAATTGATTTATTTTGTACTTATATTATAAAACAAAAACAGGAAACCAACTTGTTGATTTCCTGCATAAAAATTGTATGAAAATTGTAATTTATATAACTTTTAAAATTTTGTGTTTTACTTTACGAGCTAAAACAGATACTTTAGATTCCGAAATATACATTTCCATAGCTATTTGAGCATTTGTTCGTCTTTTTGAATTTAAGTTAAAATACTGTAATTCTTCAGGAGTAAAATTGCACTCTTGTCTTAAATATCTTAATTCAGGCTCTGTAAAATTATATGATTTATCATATTTATCGGGTTTAATCAGATGCACCGCCAACAATCACACCGTCCTCCACATCTATATATCCTTTTGAGTAATTTATAACTTGACCATTTGAATCCGTATTTAAACTGGATATAAAATTTATTCTGCCTGACAGTACACTTTTCCCGTTTACAGAATCTAATTTAGATAATTTTACATTCGACAATGTAAACAAGTGCATATCCATATCGCTGTATATATCAGTAGTTACATTATTTTGTATTGTAAATGTACTACCTGATTTACAAGTAAATGTACTTCCGTCATTTAAAACAAAAGAATCTGTTACACTCGCCGTTTTAATAGTTCCGCTCAAATTTACTATATATGTTGTATTTGCACTTCCGTTATAATTCATTACTTGTACAGCATTTGGACTTTTATATGCTCCTTTGAATAAATGAAAGCTGCTTGGCACATAAAAATCTAAAGAAGATGTACTTCCTTCAATAACTGCTATCTCTTTGATTGAATTATGAAAATAAATATTAGAACCTTGTAATTGTACATATTTAGAGGCCGTTGCTTTCGATTTGACACTACCGCCCGTTTCAATTGTTAAGCCTTCGTTATTTATTTTACCTACTAATTCACCATTTTTATCATACACCTGTATTAAACCGTTGCCATTATCTTTTCCGCCTACCTTTAGAGTACCTGTATTTATCCAGTCTGCGTTAATTCCGACTGATTGTAAAATTGATACAATAGCATCTCCGTCAACCGTAATTCCTGTAGGATAAGTGTTGCCTCCGTCTGTAGATATGCCTATTGCCTGCGATGTAACTTTAATTACTACTTGTGATTCTTCAAGCGTTTTTTTATCGTGCAGATAATATATAGTAGAACCGTCAGGATTTGTCTGTGTTGTCTGAAAAAGTCCGCTTGCATTTTGTAATTCATTATTCAAGATTTCAGCAGTTTTTTCCCATTCTGTTTTATTTTGTTCAATATCTTCTTGTGCTTTACGATAAATATTAGAGGCATTACTTTGATATGTAGCATTTTTCTTTTCATTTGACGGCGTATTATTTGATACAGAACTATTTCCTAAATAAGTAAATGTATGTGAAGATACAATTGACTGATAAATATTATCTTTTCTATCAACAATATATACACTATCCATATACTCAATTGTAGGATTAGGTGAAAAATCTCCTGAAAACGGTCTTGTACTTATGCCAATAACAACATTACCAATAACTTTTAACCCAGCTTCTTCTCTGCCTTTAATTAAAGGATTGTTGATATTAAGCATATAACCTTCTGTGCCATATGTTATAGTCTGTTTTTCAGAAGAACTGCCTTTAACTGCAACTTCTGTAGTTAAGCCTGTAATAATAATATCATCAGTTGCAATTGTAGGTTCATTGATATAAGTATTTAAAATATGGAATTGTAGTGATTCGTTTAACTCTTCGCCACTAATGACATCTTCAACAGTTTCTCCAAACTTACCGCCTGAAATATAATCTGAGATATTATCAGCTAAGTTACCGCCTGAAAGAATTGACATTTTAGCAATATCTTCTTTTTTGTAACGCTGAATTTTTAGTTGACCGTTAGGCAAGATTAAAGCATTGCCTCCCATAATTTGTGCAATATAGCCTAACACCTGTCTTGCAGTAACATTATCAGGGGCGGAATTTATTTGAAAAGAAATATGAGATAAATCTGATGTAGAGGCTAAAGATAATCCGCAAACAGTACAAATTTCCTGTAAAAGCAATAATGCACTTGTAGGGTATGAAATTGTAGATTTAAACTTTATATCTGCTTTATACATATTATCTTGTGCTGTGAGTTCAATAATATCTCCAGGGGTAACAGAATCAATTACAGTGAAAATACCCTCTTGTAGCCTTTCGATAGTACCGTCAGCTAAATCAGCTTCGGTGTATAATACAATTTGACAACCGTTAAAATCATAAGAAGAGTATCGTTCATCAAGGTTATCAATGCCGATATCAATAGTCTTAGATACAGCCTCACCAAGAGGGAATTGTCCTTGACCTCCTTGTGTGTATGAATTACCTGAAATATAAAAATCTTTTCGTGAAGTCATTTCTAATTCTGTGCCGTCAACTAATTTAAACTTAGCATAAGCATAGAATGGACCTCCATTTTTAATAACTTCTTTAAAAGCATTTGACACATTTTTCATACTGGATTTACCCCCGTAACCTGAAAACTTAACTGACTTACTTTTTCAATACCCTCAATTAAATTTATAATAGGACTGTTTATATTTGCTACATAGAATTTAGTTGTTTCCCATTTATTTTTATAAATATTATAATGGTAAAAATCAAATCCTGCTTTGCCCATAACTTGACCTAAAATTTTAGATACATCAGTAGCTTTAATATTAGTCCATTTAAGGTTATATGCCTCTACTGTGAATAGAGGCACATTAACCATATTTCCTCGCATTGTTCGCCCTGAATTTGAGGTGGAAGTAGTTGCGAAAGACAATTGATAGCCGTCAGCATCTACATTTGGCGGAGTGTAATTATTAAACTTTAATCTCTGCTGTGACATAATAACCTCCTTAAATTTATGCCAGTTCAAAAGGATTTTTTCCTGTTTGTGCTAACATTAGTTTAGCTTCATCAATTACAAGTGTTGCAAGAGTTCTCCTACCTACTTGTAAAGGTATTTCGTATTTATTAGGTACGGCATTCTGAGTATTTCCTAATTCTTCTCTTACGATTTGACGGAGCAATTTTTCAGGTGTTTCAATATTTGTACCCTGTTTTTGGTCGCCCAATACAGCCATAAATTCTTTATTTGGCGGTATTACTGCTCCTGTTGCCAAACGGGGTAAAGTCATTGAGCTAAATTTACCGTAAGTTGTATAAGGCTTATTAGTAGATTGTCCTATATTTTTATTAGTTAAATTTAGATTATCAATAAGGTTGTTAATGCCTCGAATTGTGTAATTAAAAAATGTTTCAAAATCACTAATAACTGTGTTTAAAATATTTTTAAACGCAATAGGTATTCTATTAAAAGCTGATATAACTCTATTAACAAAAGTGTCGGCTGGATTAGTCATATCTCTGAATGTGTCTGTAGCGGCTTTTATAATTCTTTTTGCCCACTTAGTAATACTAATTTCGCCTGTTTTATCATTATCAATAGCTTTAGTGTAGCCTTTTACAGAATATTCACCGATTTCTATAAATTCTTTTGACGGGCTATGTTCATTTAACGCTGTACGAGCACCTTTAATGGATTCCTGACCGATTTTGATACCTGCTTTATTAGCATCCTTAACGCCTTTATTGATACCTAAATTATAGCCTTTAACTGACATATCAGCTACACTATATGTAGCATCAAACAATTCCTTAGCATCTATTCCATACTGTTTTTTAATTTCGTCAACACTAATGAATCCCATATCATAGGCATCTCTGAGGTCTTGTAAGCTGTCTTTATTCTTATCAAATTCACCGCTTACAACTTTCATTGCACCTTCCAAGCCGTTCATTTTGGTATTCAATTGCTCTACTTTACCTGATGCTTTAAGCATACCCTCTTGTGCTGTGCCAAGTTCGTCTGCATATGCGTCAAGTTCTGCAGTAGCATTATTATAAACTTTTTCAGCTTCTTTATATCCGTCATTACCGTAGCCGATTTCTTCCATTTTTTCCCAAGCCGCTATCTGTTTATTGGATGCCTCTGTAGCTTTATCTTGAGCATCTTTTACTTTAGTTACAGCTTGATTGTATTCTGTAGAAGCCTCTACCTGCTCTTTATATAGAGCCGTATATTGTTCTTTTAGTGCTTCTGTACGGTATTGTTCTTTTAACTTGTCAATTGTAGAATCTAACTCTTTTCTAATTTCCTGCTGATTTCCCGTTAATACTGTTTTACCCTGGGAATCTTCGGTTGTATAATTTTCCCAAGTACTTTTAAATTCAGGAAAACGCTCGGCTATTAAATCTGCAATTGTATTAAGCTCTTGCATTTCTTCTGGAGTTAATGTGGATTTACTCAGCAGTTCATCCATTCTATCTTGCAAAGTATCTACATACTGTACGGAATCTTGTGTTTCCTGTAAATTAGTATCTACTGTACTAATTGTATTATCTACATTATCTGATACGGTTTCCATATCACTACTAATAGTAGCCAAATTACTAATCTCTTCTTGCATTTTAGCACTAATGGTAGGTGTGCCATCTCCTACAAGAGCACTCATTATACCACCTACTATTTCACCTATTGTAGTAATAGGTGCTAAAATGGTATTGATTACTTGACCGATAAATTCTACCGCAGGAGCTAAAAATTGTACAATATTTCCTACCAGTTGAATCAACGGCTCTAATACTGGAACAAGTGTATCAACTATTCCGCTGATTATACCTCCAATAACAGGCATTATAGGAGATAATGAATCTACAATTTGACTAATTACATCAATAACCGTATCCAAAATAGGAGAAGCCGCTTTCACAATAGGCTCTACACCTTTAAGCATCTCTCCGAGTAAATTTACTAATGAAGGCACTAAATCGTTTATAATTTTAGGAAGTAATGTTTTAGCAATATCTCCAAAAGCATCTAATAAATTAGATACAGGGTCAGCTAAATTTTTCAATGCTTTATTTAATTTAGAGGTGTTAATGCCTTTAAGTCCAAATAAATCTGCAATACTTTTAACTAAATCTGTAACTACATTAGTTACACTATTCCACATACTTTTCCAGTTAATAGAATCTATGCCTTTTTTAAATGCGGTACCAATAGATTTAAAATCAGTAGCTCTAAGGGCTTTTGAAAAAGATTGAATAAGCTTAACTGCTGCTATACTGATATTACCCCATTTAATATTACTAATAAATTTAACAATAGATTTTCCAAAAGCATCCCAGTTAATTGTATCAAGTAAAGATGTTAAAGTATTAAATATACCGATAACTAACTTAGACAAACCTTGTGCTAACATTGCAGGATTTATAGCACTTATAGCTCCGTTAATAGCATTGGCAATAGCTTCCCCAAAAGCTACCCAGTCAAAATTAGTGATAAAAGTATATGCAAACTGTATAGCACTCTGAATAGAATTACCGATAGTTTTACCTACTAAAGTCCAGTCAACCTGAGATATAAAACCATTTAACAGAGTAACTAATTTAGTTGCTATAGCTTTTATAGTTTTTTGGATAGTATTCCAGTCTATTTTTTTTAATGCTTTATTTAAAGCATTTCCAAGATATTTACCTAAATCAGTCCAATCCGCTGATTTAAACATTTTCTTTAAATCATTAGCTAATTTCTTAAATTTATCACTTACAGGCTCAGTTGTAAACATTTTTGACGGGTCTGTAGTATTTTTTTTAGATTTTTTAGATTTTGTGGATGTAGTCTTATCATCTTGAAATTTATTTAAATCATCAAGTGGGGATAAGTATTCATCTAATGATTTTTTAGCTTTATTTGCGGAATCTGCGGTATCATCAAGACTTTCTACAAATTTCTTTTGCGTGTTAGCCGCCTTATAAACATAATTTTGTCCTGTGAGTGCGGCGAAAAACTCTGCTACTTTAGTTGTAACTGCTGTAAACTGATTTAATAAAGATGTTACAGCAGGCTGTACCGCTCTAATGATAGGCTGTACCAAAGTAGCTAACGCATTTTTAAGTTTTTCAAGAGCTGATAATATTTTGGAAATATCATTATTTACAGAATCTGAATATCCTGCTAAATTAGTTAAGCCTTCTTGTATATATCCTTTTAATTTCCTTACAAGTATATATAAAGATTTAATAGATAATCCGTATTTTAATAAGCGTTTAATTCCTTTTTTAACTCCGTCATTGATGTTAGAAAATGCACCAGAAGTTGTCTTAGACATACTCTTTGTCCTGCTCGCAATAGCAGAAAATACAGATTTTACTTTACTTCCTAATTTAATTAAAGATTTTTCACCTGTTTTAAGTCCCTTAGATAGTGATTTACCTATATTAGAGCCTGTTTTTGCACTTTTATTTTCAGATTTGGTAAATTCTTCTACTCTTGACTTCGATTTTAAGAGCTGACTTTGAGCAGTTTGTAATTGTTTTACCAATTCTGCATATTTAGGTGTTTTACTGCCCTCAGTAAATGCTTTACCTTGCTGTACAAGAGCGGACATTTCACCTTTGGCATCGCCTAAAACTCTTTCAACATTTTGAATTTTTACATTTAATGTTTCCCAAGTAGAGCCACTATCTTTACCTAACTGCTTTAATTCTGCCTGTCGGTTGTAAAGTTTATCAAGTTCTTTTTCAGCAGTAGCAATCTGCTGTGAAATAGCTGTATATTCAGCAGTAGGTACTTTAGCATTTCCTACTTCATTTAGTTTTTGAGATAACTCAATTACAGTATCTTCTGCTTTTTTAACCGCTGTATGTAATTCTTGTAATTTAGATGTGCCCTCAGGAATTTCACTATTAAACTTATTCATTTCCCGTGATGCATAATCTATATTTGTAGCTACCTCTTTTACTGCTGTTGCAGTTTTTTCAACTTCTTTTGTGTCAGGTGTCGGTACACTTGATTTTTCAGCAGTAACTGTCGGCTGTGCCTTAGATTTAACAGGAAAGGTATGGGGTTTATATGAGTGATATTCAGGACGGTCTCCTATATACTCTGTGCCAGCTGTAGCTCCCTCATTTTTTTGCGATACTGCTTTTTTTGCTAATTCAGCAATACGCTCCATTTCTTTTGCAGTTTCGTCATATTCTGCATTTACATCTTTGGCACTATCTGCAATTCCCTCTGTCTGTGCTTTAAGTTCTTTAGCTTCATTTGTAGCTTTTGTTACTTGTTTATCTGCTCCGTCAAAAGTTTTATCTAATTTAGTTTTAGACAATTCTTCGACTTCTTTTGTTAATTCGTTAATTTTATCCGTAGCATTAGCAAGTTCTTTTTCCAAATCAGCTACTTGCGGAGTTACTTTTGAATCCACACTATCAAATCCGCCAAGTGTATCTTTTATAGCCTTTTTAAGCTGTACCAGATTTGCCTGTACAGATTTCATATCAAAACTAACGGAAAGTCTTACATCACCGTCAACGGACTGCATATAGTCACCTCCTGTTTAAATTATTCTGCATTCCACATAGAAAATGCTAATTTATCATCTTCTTGTTTTTGTATATCCTCAGCTCTCCAATTGAAGTATTGAGGATTATTTCTTTTAAATTCTTTTTCGTGCTTTTCTAATTTTTTACCTTTAACAATTTTATCTCTGATGTTCACTACTGTAGACAATATGCTTTCACCTATTGAGCAGTAGTAGCCCATAAAAGTCCACCAATGTAAATAAGGCTCGGAGCGAATTTCTCTCCGAGCCACATTGTTAATAGCGGCACTAATAATTTGAGAATCTTGCTCCCAATCAATTAGTTTATAATTGACCTGCATCCCAACATTTTCTTGACCGCAGTTGAAAAAATCAAACATCTTATTTACAGCTTCCTCAACATTTTCACCTAATTTATTTTCAACATCATCAACAGAGTTAATGCCGTCATAAAAGATAATCAATGCTGAGTATATACGATACTGCTGTGGTAATTCAATGTCCTCTAAAGCACTAAAACAATCTAAAATAGTACGATAATCTCCGTTATTTCTGATTGCGTATTCAGTATCATCTATAATAATACTGTTCGGCAGAGTGTACATTTTATCACCTTATTTTTATTTAGTATATTTAGCTGTATGAGCTTTCATTCTATTCTGGACCTTTTTCATTTCCTTGCCGAGGTTATCAGTATAAAGGTCTGACAATCTATCAATAATAACCTCATATCGCATATAACCGTCCAAAGGGTCATACATAGAGCCATTGCCTGCACAAATTTCGCTGACATTGCTGTCAAAAATAAAGTCCATAAGTTCTTTCATTTTTGTGTCAATGCCTTTGAGTTTCTCGCTAAACATAGAGATTGAGCCGAGTTCATCAGTATCTTCATTTGCAGATTCCTGCAATTCCGTTACCTGTTTTTCACACTCAATAAGTGCGGGGTATGCTTCTGAAAATCTTGAAGCAATGTTAAGGTCAGATGTGTTAAGTTCAAGAATTTTATTGTCATCACCGTTGATACGGAATCTTTTCTTTTCGATACCTCCGATGTTAATGTCAATAAGATTATCCTTTTTCTTTGTTGTTGCCATTATAATATCCTCCTTAATTTAATTGATTAAACCGTTACATCTTCGGTAAATGTAAAATCATCTGCGAGTTTATCAACCGTACCGAGTGTAATTTTATTGCTGAAATATACGGAAATCGGGAAGTTTACATTCGTATCACCACCGATTGAGTTATAAGTGATTGTACAGCCTGTATGCTTTTCAGCATCATATTTACTGCCTGTGCCTGAAAATGCAGTGATTACATAAATTGTAAAATCACTAAGTTCACTAAGTGCATTTCTTCTTCTGATATCATTCAAGAATGCTCCGAGTTTAGAGCCACCAAGAATAAGGTACGGGTCGAAATCCTGCTGAGGCTGTGTTTTATTAAGGTCAGTATAGTTGTTGCCGAGAATATCAGTTGTTGTCGAGATATCGGCATTATACTCAATTGAACTGTCCTCTGTTCTTGTGCCGAGAATTTCTCTTACAGGGGATTCACTACCTGTCTGAGTCCATTCAGCTACGGTAATGAGAAGTTTTCTTTCTGCTCTCTGACCGTTTTTAAGATTAAACTGTGAAATAGCCATAGTATTATTTTCCTTTCATTTTAATTCCAAATTTTATTTGATTTATCTAAATAGTCAATTCTAATTGACATACTATATCGTGCTAATGATGGTTTAGTAGAGGTATCAATACCGTCAAGATTAGGATTATCAGTTAATACTCTCATTTCTTCGATACTACATTTATCTCCAAAATCAGGGTAATTCTGAGCATCATTTTGCTCTGTAATCCAATCAATAATTCCTTGAATATCTAATACTTCTTCTACATTCTCATTCTTGTATTCAGGCAGTTTAACAATTGCCTGATATGCCACAGAACGATAATCAATAAGTGTAAATGTAAATCTGCGTAATACACTACCGTCAATATATTTAACATTTAATGATTTATCATTTCCGAGTGTTAATATCTGTTTATTATTGTCTTTAGCTTCGGTAGCATTAAAGAATAATGGATTATTTTTGATTTGTGGGCAGTTGATAAGAAAATCTATTACTGCTTGATTTTTGTCAACCATATAATTCTTTAGCCCTCCTTGCTAAAATTTCTTTTACGCCAAGTTCAAATTTTTCGAGTTGCGTTTCCATAGCTTTTTTATCCCAATGGTCAGTTGCCCACGGGTGATAAGTTGTAGTATGATTAAACTCAAAACTATATTGTTTAAAAGCATAATCAATACCCTCAGGTCTTAATTCGGATATTTGGTCAACACCGCCATATCTGATATAATCAGCATAAATTTGAGCAGTTACACTTTTTGAAAGAGGACCCTCCAAATATGGAACCCACGGGTCTATAATCTTAGCGAATAGACTATGAATTTCTATCATAACTTCATCAGTAATTAAATTTTCAATTTTAGTCTGTATTCCTTTATTATCAAGGTCAACATCAAATTTAAATACTGACATTTTATTCACCTTTTACATAATAGTGTGGATTACATCTTCCAACACCTATATTTAACGCAGTCTGCTGTATTTCCATACAGCCTTGAAGTTCTTTGTACTTAGCGATTAAATCAGTTGAACGCTTGCCTGATTTATATTCATCAATTTCATCTGCAACATTACCTTTAACAATAATATCGCCATTACTCAAAGTGAAATAATTCGTCATTAAATCATTTGGAGTATTAAGCCATTCGTATTTTTCCTTGAATTTATCATTTTGAGGTATTCTACAAATAATATCATTTGTTTCAAGTACCGTATTCCCTACGGATACTTTATCTCCTACATATTTCCAAAAACAATTAGTTAATACAGTACGATACCATTTAATAAGCTGTGTCTGTGGGTCTGTAAACTTATTATATATAGTTAAATCAGTATCCCACCAAATAGGATAACTATTCATTAGGATATACACCTCTATATAAAAGTTTATGACCTAAACTATCTTTAACTCCATTAAGGTATCGTTGAATTGTATTAACTGATTCTGTTTTACAGCGTTCAAATGCTTCTGATGCATTCAAGACATTGTAAGAAATAGATACACCGTCATTTGACTGTGAAGCAATTGCAGATGTTACAGAGCCGTCAATGTTTTGACCTAATGAAAATGATTGACTTTGAAGTTGAGCAATAGATATCAGTTTATAGATACATTGTTTAACTTTTACAGGAAGAACCGCTTCTTTGTGTAATCTATTGAATGTATACCAATCAACTAATACCTCTGCTTCAATTTCAAAATCATTAAAGGCGGTTTCATCTAAAGTACCTCCCATATTAATATAATCATCATAAGTTAAATACATTAAATGCACCGCCTTTCATTTTTATTAGTTTTCTTCCTTTGAAGTCTGTGTTTTTCGTGTTGATTTTGATTTAGTTTTAAGAGTTGCAATCTCCTGTTCAAGTGCTTTAATTGTTTTTGTGTGTTCAATAAAAGCCTTACGCAATGCACCTAAATCAGTAGGTACAGCTTCTCTTATAACTTCGCCGTGTTCATCAACAAGATTGTAACCGAGGTCAATATATCTATCAATTTCAGACTCTTTGATAGTGAGAACTACATTTCCTCTTTCTACAGTTACCATTTCCAAAACCTCATTTCATTAAGCGTGAGCAGTAATATTATACTGAATAGCACCGCTCTTCTTATTAAGAATGAATACATCCTCAAAAGATTCCTCGAAGTAAATATACTTACCTTCCGAGCCTGCTGACGGTTCATCAAGTTTACTGAATGTGTAAGAAACTGGAGTAATTACAGCAATCGGGTGAACAAGGAACATATTAATCTGGTCTGCATCTGCGGCGGCTTTATAGCCTGTAGTAAAGTTATACTTAGTTTTCATAAGTGTAGCAGGAACACCGATAACTTCAACTTCATCAAGTCTATTGACTGTTCTGTTAATCATTGAGTTAGCATCCTGTACATTAAGAGTACGCTCAATCTTCTGTGCGTTCTTAAGCATCGACTTTACTTCATTGGTAACATAAAGGATTCTGCCATTAGCAGGAACTCTTTCGTTATCCATTTTGAGCATAAGAGCATCAAACTCAGCAAGTACATTTTCTGTTGTAAGAACAGTTTTACTTGCGGCTCTTACAGCAGATGTTTCAGGGTCAGTAGTTGTGAGCCAATCTGTATAAATCTTTGATACACAATAAGCATCCATTTCGGGGAACTTCTGCTCCTCATTGAATACTCTTGTGATGTTTGCAATGGATGCTACCATATTAGTCTGGTCAATATCCATTGGATGTACAAGTGTACTCCACTTTCTCTGATTTGTGAGTACCTTTGTTTCCCAAGCATTATCATAGTTTCTCTGAGCTGTAGCAATTGTGTCACGGTCAGAAGCTACTCGACCTGTTGTCGAAATGCTCGGAATTTCAATTGTTTTCGCATTTACCCAACGATAAACATTATTGTTGGATGTGTTATAGAGAGCACCAAAGTTAAGCGTATATGGGAAAGCCTGTGCCAATGCTCTGCTATAGTCTTTAGCGTAGTTAATTGCCTGTGCCATTTTCTAATCTCCTTTTAATTTTTTTAATCTTTGTGAGGTCTTACTCCTGTAAAATTAAACTTAAATCCGTTTGTGTCCGGGTCAGGCGGTGTATTTCCAGGAGTAGGATTTACAAACTGTGGGCTGGGCTTAGGTGTAGGATTTTCTACTACAAATGCATCTGCATTTTCTGCCGAATACGCATTTACAAAATCTTCTGCACCTAAAATTGTATCATTATCCATTTTGAGTTCTTTTGCCATCATCGAATTTACAAAATCCCTTTTTGCGGCTTTACTTGTGAACTTCTTTGAATTTGCAAAATCCTTTACAGCATACTCATAAGACTGCTTTTCAAGTTTACTCTTATAAGCGGCAATATCGTCTTTATACTTTGTCTGCAAGTCTGATAGATTTGTTGACAAAGTAGCGAGCTTTTCTTTGTTATCGCCTGCTTCTTCAAGCTCTTTTTTGATAGTTTTAATATCACTATCTCTACTCTTGATTGTGCCTTCGAGTGTTTTAATCGTGTCTGCTTTGGATGAAATATCATCATCATATTTCTGTTTAGCTACATATTCGCCATTTGCAAGATTTGCAAGTTTAATATTTGCTTCTTTACAAGCTGACTGTAACTGTTCAAAATTCATTGTGCCGTTTTCGGCTTTTTCAAAAAGTGATTTTAAAAATTCCATTGACTATAACTCCTTTACATTCTTAAATCAGTTTAATTTTTAAATCCGCAGTCACTATCTGCGTTGGAATGTGCATTTGTTTATATGCCTTTATGCTCGGCTTTATATTTTAAAACTGTATAAAACAATTTTAATTTCATTTATCTTCTAACTCTTGTAATCTATGATTGATTACTTTGATTTGCTCTTCAATTACAGGCACTCGTTCTGCAAAGTTATTATGTTTGCGAACTTCTCTTGTTAATTCTTCTATATGTGCTTCTGTAACTTTTTGAGATGTTTTCATATTGTATTGTATCTTGTTATTACTTGCAAGATTTGTAAGAATAACTCCGATTAGTGCCAATCCCCCTACAATTAAGGATGAAATAATTCCCTCCATATTTAAATATACCTTTCTATATTGTGATAAGCTACTGCCTGTATAACTACTGCTATACAGGCAGTTTATTAAGGAGGATGGGGTTTATGCTTATACCCTGAAATCCAACAAGAGAGGTGTTCAAAATAAAAAGTTTCTCTCTATAATTATTATATTACTATTTGTATAAAAAGTCAATACTATTTGTATAAAAAGATTATATATCTACCTTTATTTTTCGATACCCTGATATAGCAGTACGGTGTTTCATTAAATCTAATCCACAAGCATTACTAAATGATATATACTCATTTGTATAGTGATTTACTTTAGCTTGATATTTTTGTGCCAAAGGCTTATTATCAGCCTTTCTCGCAGATACTTGCCCTATTTTATTTTTACGGATTTGTCTTTCGTAGTATCTTTGCATTTGTGTGCATTCGTACATAGTCAAATGTTTTCCGTTAGGTAAAGTATAGCCTTTTTCGTTATCATTTAAAATATCTTGTAACTGTTTATCAGTTAATGTAGGAGGTGTAGAGCCTACAACAATTGAGAATGTAAAATGTCTACAATTCCAAGTACCGATAGCTCTTTCAAAGCCTTTAAACTTAATACCGTTTACATCTTCAAAATCTTGACCGTTCTGTAATTTATTAAATTCTTTATTTGTGAACTGATGACCTTGTACGGGAGCGTGGTCAGGTGCAGGGCAAGCGTGTACAGTAATTTCTACACCGTCTGCTCCAAATTGTTTTCCTGCTTCTGACTGTATATCTTGTGATATATTTTTTATACTCTCTGTAATATCATTCTGTAAAACATTATCAACTTTTTGTATTGTCTTATTTGTTACAATGTTAATTCCGCTATTAACTAAATTATTTATTGTGGGCTGTATAACAGTATCAAAATCTAAAGGTGTATTATACGCATCATACGATTTATTAAGTATATAGTTATAGGTTTCTGTGAAAGATAGCAGTTTATCATCTATAATAAATTTAGGGGACTTTATAAATTTA